TTATTCGCCGTTGCTCTGTCCGGCGAGTTTGCCGTCAAGCATTTCAATCGTATAGATGTCTATCTTCATGTATTCTTCTCCGTCGAGCGTGGCTTTGGAAATGCGCTGCATCAGATCGTCCGGCATAACGCTTTTGTACTTCTTGAAAAACTCGTCCACCCGGACAATCTGTGTATTCTTCGCCATCGCCTTTCCTCTCTTTGTAGCCGTTTTTATTATCAAAGCTACCCCGGCAACGGCACAGATGATTATCAATAATTCTATCGCTGTCATATCATATAAATTTGGATGCCGCCGCTATTAGCTGGTCGGCATAGTTATAAATGTCGTCAATGGACTGTATCTTGTTATGCTGTTCCTTTTTATTCTCGTCAAGGAATGTCAGCCGTTTGTTGGTCGCCGAATCAAGGTACAGGCGGCAGACCGTCTTTCGGTTGTTGTTGTCGATAAAGACGGCGAAGTAGGTCTGAGCGTCCCGGTATGTCACACGTTCAGCCGGAACAGTCGCCCGGAGTATGGATTTTATGATGTAGAACGCCTCCAACTCTTCCTCTGTCGTGATAATCTTAGCGTCGTCCTTTTCCTTGCTGTCCGTGGTCTGTTCTGTGGCTTCGTCTTCGGTTTTCTCCCTGTTTTCCTCGTTATCCTTTATGGCTGCTTTCAGGCGTTCAGAAATGGTGTCGTTGATATAGTTTCCTATGGTGCGTTTTACAAGTCCTGTAAACTGTTCAAGGACTTTCGGGGTAAATACTCCGTCGTACACCTGTTTGCCGAAGTATCGGACGAAATCGGGGGTGGGAGAGGCAAACTCTTTCCCTATGACAGCCCGGAGTTCGCCCATGTATTTAAGCTCGCTTGCGGAACTCAAAATCTCGTTCACGTCGAAATACGATTTGTGGAACTTCTTTAATTCCTCTATCTGTGCGTCTTTCAGGTCGAGCAGGTTCACTTCCAAAAACGGTTTCCCGTCCATCTTGTTTGGCTCTGCGAGGTCTGTGTAGAACCTGTATATTATCCCGTTTGTCAGGACACCGAATTTGGCTTTTGACACGTTGAAATATCGGAGCAATTGGTTGTCGTGCAGGTTAAGGTCTTGCGCCCAATGCTTGCACTCTATCAGGATAACCGGCTCGCCGTCTTTCATTATCGCATAGTCGATTTTCTCGCCTTTCTTCGTGCCGATGTCGCAGCACATTTCCGGCAACACCTCCAAAGGGTTGAACACGTCATATCCGAGGGCGTTTATGAACGGCATAATCAAAGCCGTTTTCGTCGCTTCCTCTGTTTGCAGGTTGTCTTTCAGGTTTTCGATGCGTTCTGAAATCTGCCTTATTGAGTCTTTGAAATCCATATATCTGTTATTTAACGGTTTATCCATATCTGATAGTGTCGCCGTTGTTCGCAGATAGGCACACAAAAACGTGGGCATTCCTATCGGGTCAAGAGGTATCGCCAAACACCTGACAGCCCACAAGGAAAATGCCCACGTGTATGACGTGGGCATTCACCATTGCTTTTAAGGCTGTCTTTGAAATTTTGGCGATTTTCTTGACCCTCAAAACAATAGCAAACGCTATATTTTCAATATGTCGCTCCAAAGGTACTGAAATATATCATATTTACGGCAGAATTTCTGAAAAAAGTTTCGATTTATACTAACGAAGCTATACGCTTAATGATAGACCAAATACCTTTCCTGTACGTGATTACGATAACGAGAAGGGCGACCCAAAAGCCGTACATCTGTGTTTTCTGCCACCAAGTAAGCTCACGTTCAACCTCAACCTCTACCGTTTCATATACCGTTCTATCTTTGTACTTGTAAACAATGCTGTCGTTCCGCTCGACAGGCGTTTGTACTTCTTTGGGGATTTCCTGCGGCTTGGTTTTCAAGTCATGGTACAGCGACCCGTCCGTGTTTATCCGGGCATCAGACGTGGCATAGTCGTTTTCAAGGTGGCTTGTGCTGTCACGTGTTGTCCGCTCCGCTGTCTGTGCCGGAATTTCGAGGTACACTGTATCGGGTACATAGACGATTTCCTTGCGTACTTCGACCCGTGTACTGTCCTGCTGTTGCTGTGTTTTCGCAAGGTGCTTTCCGGGCGAGCAGCCCCCGACAAGGAGGACTGCCGCCATGATTAAGAATATAGACCGTTTCATTTCGTTGCGCTGTTAATGTATTCGACAATTCCGTTTACGTGCAAATCGACGATAGTCTGTTTGCCCGTTTCGCTCAAAAGGTACTCGACATCTTCCCGGTTGTCTTGAAACAGGTTCTCGGTCAGAACCGCCGGGCAAACCGTGTGCTTCAAGATATACAGGTGTCCCTCCTTGTCGGGGTCGCCGTCCGTCTCGTCTTTACGCAGCTTGAACCCGGCTCTCCCTGCCGCCTTGTACAAACAGGTTGCCAGCTTGTCGGCTTTTGTGTTCCCGACACTCGTCCAAGCCTCCCAACCCCGTGCGCTCATCCAAGAACCGTTCCCTGCGGCGTTGCAATGGATTGATACAAGGATAACATCTTGCGCCCCGTACTTGTTAGCCCGACGGCATCTCTCGCCCAATGATACGTCGTTTTCCTCCGGCGTAATCCTTACGGCATCCATGCCACGGGCTTTTAACGCCTGTTCAAGCCTTGCCGCAATTTCACGGGTATAGGCATACTCCCTCAATCTTCCGTCCGGCGACCGCTTCCCTGCGGTGTCCTTTCCGTGTCCGTTGTCAATCAATACTACCATAAGTAAATCCTCCATAGTTTTACAGGCAACCGATGATTATACCGACAAAATCGCACAGCAGGTCTTTCTTGTCGAATGTTCCCCTGCCGAGCCATTTGTCCCATACAAACTCCTTCGCCAAGCCGATAACGACTGTTGCAATAATCGCAACCCACAGCGGCAGTACGATGTCAATAACGCTCACGAGGACGATGCAGCAGAGAATATGCAGCAGTCCGTCCTGTCCGATGTAGTTCAAGATTTTCTCTTTCATTTTGAAACCTCCTCTTTGTTTATTGGTTTAACATTATCTCTTTTTCTTTCGCTCAAAGCCTTGTTTATTCCGCCTCCTGCCATGAAACCGCCTATGCAAAGCATGAACAGCCCCAAAGCGTCGAGGTCGGTTTTCAGATAGCCGTTGGTGCATACGTCCCATACAAGACAGAAACACACGCACAGCCCAACCAAAGCCCCGACAACGCTTGAAAGCACAAGGGCAAACGACTTGCTGCTGTCAAGGCTGTTGGCTTTTATCAGACTTTTCAGATACTCCGCTATTTTCATTTTCGTCTATGTTTGGATAATACTTGTCATATTCGTGGTTGGCGAGCTTGACGAGGCGGCAATAATCCCTCGGTGGCATACGTTTCAGACACTCATCGTCGGGGCGCACACAGAGGTTGTGCTGTGCCTCCACGAGCTTTATCTGCAACATGGCGTTCTCCCGTGTCAGTTGATTGTTCAGCCTCTCCAACTCGTGCTTTTCCTCGTACAATTTATCCACACGTTGGTTAAGCTCACGTATCTTTTCGTCCTGCTGTTCGATTCGCTGTTTAAGGCTTTCGACGAGTGTACGCATCACGCTCATTTCCTTTTCCTCTGCTTCAAGTTCCTTTATCTCTGCTTCCGCCTGTGCTTTGCGTCTTTCAGGCTTCATGAAGAAAAGGAACTTTATCAGGCTGAACCCTCCGAGGGAGGCGACCGCTCCGATAATAACTTGTAATATTCCATTCAGTTCCATGTCATTTATAATTGGGTTTCAAGTTCATTTATCCTGTCCCTTGCCTTTTGCCGTTCTGTATGCAAAGCGTTAATGTCGTATGGCAGCGGTTGTCCCAACAGCGTAGCCTCGTAACATTTCGTTATCCTATAATCACTCTGCGACAGGCTTTCTTTCAGAGCTTCTATCTCCGTGCGTACACGCTTGATGTCGAACTTCCGCACATAGTTGTACGCTATGTGGTCTCCGGCATCATACGGTACGGGGATGATAATATAGTTTTCATCGTCCGATTCCATCTGTGCCTCGTCTATCGTATCGACAGGCTTCCATTCCGGCGAAAGCTCCGCCACCTGTTGCTCTACCGACACGGTTTCTGTCACTTTGTTTCCGTCCTCCCCGATGCGTATTCTTGCAATCGGCTCAATAAAACGGGAGTGGAGGCAATTCCCGTCCATATATCCATATTCTACCATAGTTTTTAGAATTTATATCTGCTCAATAGCCATACTTGTACATTTTCTCCGTTTATTGAAGCCCGGACGAAGTGAGCGATTACTTCTTGACCGCATCCTACATCGTAATACTCATTCTCCGTATTATCATCGTAGAGTTTCTGACCGCTTCGGGGATAGATACGCATATACCCCGTCCACCATTGCTTCAAAATTATCGTCTGTCCCTCACGGGAAGAAGCCGGGAGATAGACATTTGCCCGTCCGTTTGTAAATCCAACCACGAGCGACATGTAGTCTGTGAGATAAACGCCCGATGATGTAATGTACTTTGTCCCGTACACCAACCCCATAGCCTTTAGCAGCCTGAAATAACCGCCATAGTACGGTGCCGTGCTGCTGTTTGATGCTGTTCCGTACACCCCGGCAACAAGTTTCTCGTCAGCTCCGATCGACCATGCGCTTTTACTGAGGTTGCCCCAACCCAAACCACAAACAGAAGCCCGTTGGTCGTAACCTGTGGAAGCGGCGACACACTGCGTTCCTGCCCTGTTTGCGAACAGCCCCGACGGCGACATATAGCTTGTATAGTTGCTGGTTTTAGAACGGGTTTCGACAATTCCGCTATAAGCGTCAAGCCGTATTATGGAGCCGAGTGATGTTTCCATGGAGTAGTCGCCGCCGGATCGTGCCGAGGTTATCTGTATGCGGTTGTTCTTTGCATCAAGTTCGATTATGTCGCCGCTTGCGAGCGTTGATACAATCTTTCCCGACTTGATGAACCAGTCGCCGATGTTCGCGCCCTCCGCCAATAACAGGTTTGTCGCTATGCTCTCAAACGAAGCCCCGAATGAGTTCCACTTGTTTGCATCGGGGGGCGCAATACCTTTGAACGTCCCGGCATCGACACGTGCAATGTAATAGGTGCTTCCCTGTTTCACGCAGTCCAAACGGTACTTGTTACCATAGTACGTTTTCGAGCTGTCATACACGCCACGGTAAACCATTACAGGGCTTGAACCGTCTGCACCGTCCTTGCCGTCGTATGGTGTTATCCTGACGGGCGTTGACCACTGCTGCACAAGTGTCTTGCCGTCGGCTGACTTCTTGGCTATCGTGAGCCAAAGGTATTGCCTTGCACTCAACGTGGGCTGCGTTGTCGTCCAACCGCTCGGATTTACCGATGTCTTTGACAGGCTCGGTGGGCTTGTCGTGCTGCCGTTCTTTGCATAGCGCAGTTCGTAGTAGTCGGCATCCTCTCCGGGTGCGCCCGGACTGCCGGGGTCGCCCTTGTCGCCCTTGATTGTTCCTACGTTTTTCCACTTCGATCCGTCCCATACATACAGATTTCCGTCGATAAGGTAGCCGTCGCCCTCTTCGTTCCCGGATGCAGGTAACTGCGAGGCGTTGTCGAGTGAGCCTTTGATTTTTACACTCGTTCCGTCCGCACCGTTCTCGCCCTTTGACCCCTGCGCGATAATCTGCCAATAGACCGTGTTCGTTGGAGCTATGCCACGGCTTGGCGTTGCGTTGATGTATCGGTACGTTGAAGTGTTGTTGTTCACAGTGTATGTCACTTCGTCGCCCTGATAATAGGTGTACGACGAGTTGTATTTGCCACGGAAGCAGCCGATATAGTTTTCCTCTCCGCTTTGGCTCTGCACGAGCGTTCCTTTGAGTCGTAGTTTGCCGTCGCCCTCCGAGTTGAAATCAAGGACGCTGCCGAGCTTCATAGCGTTGGCGAGCATATCAAAATAGCTGTCCCCGTTCCCTGATACAATCCTGTCCGTTGTTATGCGTCCCGGCAGTATCTCTGAAAAGCCGTACAAGGTTACAAAACTGCGTTCCCCGTCGTATTCACTGTTAAGCACACCTACAAGCAAATGATAATACCCGGTAACGCCCTCCAACTTAATAGCCGTTTCGGACAGCAGGAACGAGCCTGTCTGTGCCGTCTTGCTTACCTTGGCGTACAGGTAATATTTCGTTTCCCCGTTGTCAAGCCGTCCGCTCGTGTACTGCGGCATATCCCAATACCTGTATTCGCTTGCGGCGTGGGAGGAACTCAACGAGCTTATGCCGATAGTCAGGTGCTGGATTATTCCTGCGGCTGCTGTAAGCTGTTTCGTCGTGTTGTCGAAGGTTATACTGTGTGCCACGCCGACGGGGTTCGTCTTGCTGTTCACGAAACGGAACTGCAAGCTCTCGTCGCCGACGAGCATCTGCATCGTCTGTATGGCTATCGGGTTGATGCTGTTCGTGAAATTGTCGAGCAGGGCATCTTCCAGCATCTCCATTGTTTCCTTTGCGTCCCGGAAGCGGCGTTTGGTAAACTGTATGGCATCCCTGTGGTAGTCCTCTACAAGCACCTCGTCGCTTTCAAGCTGTTTCAGCGTCGTAGAGAAGCTGCCTCCCACGGTTGAGTTCGACAACTCTATCTCCGGGCTGTGCGGCTTGTTGATGTAGTCCTTAATGCCCGTTATCCTGACAAGCACCCCGTCCTTTTGGAAGTGTTCATCGGAAAACTGTATATACCCTCCGAGCCTTATCTTTCCGCTGATGTTTATCCAATCCTTTTTCGACCAAATGCCGTCAAGCTCCCCCGTAAAAGAGAACTTCTGTTCCTCGTTGTCGAACAGGTAACGGACGGCGGTACGGAACATATCCCACGAAGCACCCGTCTTTGTCTCGTCGTCACGGACATAGGCATCCGGCATACGGCATTTGAACACGACATAGGTGTCCGTCGTCTGCGGCGCAAACGTGACGTTCGGCATTGTCTGACCGTCTATTTCAGCCGGGACTATCTCGAAACGACGTGCAGCCTTGCCCTTTTCTGCGTTGTGGTAGTATTTGACCTCGAACTCACGCCCGGCAAGCATACCCGACTGAAAGACGATAGTCATTGTTTCGCCCTCGATAAGGCATTCCTCGTAGTTGAGCGTGTTTGGTATGGTGTTGTCCACTATGTCGTAGAAGTTGTTGTCGGCATCTTCCACGACGACGCTCGTAACCTTTCCTATTCGCTTCGGGTAAATGTCCGTGCAGTCCAGACTATCCTCCGCAAGCGAGGTAAGCTCCTTGTCGCTCCGGCGTATCGAATAGCCCAAATCATCAACGACGTATGTACGGGCGTTCGCAGGATTGAAATTCGGGTCGCCCTCGAAATAAACTCCGTCATACTGTATGTTCTGACCTGCCGGAAGAAGTAGCTCGCTGCTCTTGTACTTGCTCGGGTCGATGTTGTCCGTTCCGCCTTGAACATAGAGTATCTCTATGGGTGGCGTGTCGCCATAGTTCGACCGCCCCACGCCCGGTTTGAAACCGTTGCCACGCCCGTATGAAAGCGGCAAGGGATTGTTTTTGTTATATTCCACTTTGCGCAGGTGTACTGTCTTGCCGACAAACTCGAACTCCGTGTTGAACTCTGTCGCCATCATTCCGAGAGCGTCCCAACAATACACGTGATTATAATTTATCAGCGTCTCCGTGCCGTCAATGCACTCGCCGACTTCCCACCCCGTGTCCCGGCGGTTCATATTATCGACGAACATTTGAAGATGCTCTATCGGCTTCGCCGTAAGGGAGAATTTAAGCCGTCCGTCAACCGGGTTGCGAAACTTCCATATCTTTGCTTTTGCCTGATTGGATTCGAGCGTGACGGTGTACTCAAAGTTCCGGCTGTGTTTCATCTTGAAAGCCTCCGGGCGTTCGAGCGTGTACCTTTCGCCCTGATAGATGCAGTACGAGCCGACGGGTATCTCTACATGCTCCGCAAGCGAGTAATGGAGCGTAAGGTTGTGATCGCCCTTTATTACCCGGTATCGGTAGCTGTTGTCGTCAACCGTGACATCGAGTACTTTTATGTTCTTGTTGTTGTATATTATCATGCCCTTTACGTTCAAAGTTATTTTACTCGAATTTCGCCGTATTCGCGTTATCTTTTTTAAGTGGTATGTTTATATTATAATCACTTAAAAGCCGCTAAAACGGGCTGATTTCACCTTTCCCCGTTTACGTAAACTGATATATCTTGCCATTGCCGCATTTAGTGGCTTTGATAACCGTTATAAACGGAAAATCCTCTTCCTTAACTTGGTCGAGGACGCTTTTCAAGGCTGTGGAGTTCGTGAAGAATTTGCCTTCCTCCTTGCCGTCGGTCGTCCGATAGTGTATGAGGTAACGACCCTCCCCGTGTTTTGTCTTAACATCGGGGAGGTAGTCGATAACCTCTATTTCGCTGTTCAGGATGTCGGTAACCGACACCTGCGGACAGTTGAAAATCTTTCGGTCGTCCTGTTGCTTGATACCGAGTTCGCTGAACCGCTTTGCCATAGTTCCTCTATCTTTTATTGTACGAGTTCTACATAAATGCCGACCAAGTCTTTCAATGGATTGTAAACGGGTATCTCCGTGTCACGGGTACACAGATACACCTCGCCGTCCTGCGAATAATACTTGCCCTGTTCCAACTCCATATTGTTGTCATAGGGGATAGGGTCGTCCTCTGTTCCGGCTGCGCTTTCGACGATTTCCGTGTACAGGCTCTCCGTTCCTGTCCCCGGTCGCCACTGTTCCTGTACGGTGTGGGCTTGCAGGACTTTCCACAGTTTACCGTCGCACTGCATCTTCTCGTCTTTCTTAACCGCCTTGCCGATAAGCGTACCCCAATCGGGATAAACGGATTTGACAGCCAAAGCGTCGCTGTCCGTAAGGCTCATCGTGTTTACGGTCAAGGTAAGGAGCTTTGCAATGTCGGCAATCCTCGGCGTGGGGGATGCTGTTTGGGGAGTTGCCGATGTTTCCTCTCCCAAGTCCTTGCGCACCTGACGTTTCACGTTGGCGACGAACGACAGATATCCCGTGTATTCATTCACGATGTCGGCTTCAACGTCAAATCCCTGTTGGTAGGCGTTGAACTTGTTCACGAGGGCGAGTTCTGCGGACGCTGTGTACTTGGCTCGGATAACCGCTTCAATGACCTTATCCGATGTCACGGGCTTCCATACGGTCACCTCCTCGCATTTCCACTGCGACACCTTTTCCTCTCCGGCGTTTTCGTCGGTCAGTTCCGGCACTACTTCCTCGATGTTGAAACGATAGACATAGCTTCCGTTTCCCACTGCCTCCAAGTAGGGAGGCTTGCTGTCATAAAATGCTTGCATGATGCTCTTGTTTAATTATGGTTCGTAAAAGATGTTTGCTGTTGCTGTGCTTCGCCCAACCCAACCAAGGGGCGACAGCCTGTTTGTAGGCTTTCGTGTCAAGCGGCGGTTGCCGTTTGTTGAGCTTGGCGGCGGCACGGCAGAAATTCTGTTTTATGCTCTTTCTGATGAGCTTCTGTTTCCTGTAAAACTTGTAACCGACATAATCAAGCCCTCGCCCGTGCCTGTCGTATCGGTTCACGGCAATAGGGAAGATTTGCCAATTATCCTTAACCCTCAATTCAAGTTCCTGTTCGAGATAGGGCTTGACAAACTCGTGAAAGAACCTCCGCAGCGTTTCCTTGCTTTCGCTATAAAAGGCGAAGTCGTCGGCGTATTCCTCGCAGTCTATCTTCCAAACCTCATTCACTTTGTGCATGAAATAGGCAAGGAACAGGTTGGCGAGGTACTGCGACAGGTAGTTTCCGATAGGCACACCGTCTGCGCTGTCGATGATTTCATCAAGCAGCCACAGCAGGTCTTTGTCCTTAATCTTGCGGCGCACGACACGCTTCAATACGTGGTGCTTTATGGACGGATAGTATTTCTTAATGTCGATTTTCAGGCAATACATGGGCTTTCCCTTGTACTTGCGTATCATCTTATCGACGTGCCGGGCGCAGCCCTCTATACCCCGTCCCTTGACGCAGGAGTAGGTGTTATACGTGAATGTCTTTACCCATATCGGCTCCAATACGTTCATAATGGCGTGGTGGACTATGCGGTCGGGATAGTACGGAAGACGATAAATGACACGCTCTTTCGGTTCGTATATGGTAAATACTTCGTAAGGCGATGTCCTGAATGTCTTTGTCAGCAAAGCCTCATGGAGAGCCTGTATATTGGCTTCCCTGTTACGGTCGTGAACCCGGACACCGTATGAGCGAGTTTTCCCACGGCGAGCCTTTTCATCAGCAAGCCGCAGGTTCTCGACTGATATTATCTGTTCGTATAAATTCCCTATACGTTTCATCGCTTTGCTTTTCTTATTCGGAGCGTTCGGTAGCCCATACAACAGGCATTCCTACCAGCACCTTTCGGGTTACTTGAAATTTTCTGCCAAGAGGCAAGGTCGTCGCTCCCTTATATCTTTGTCTTTCTGACATTCTAAAGCATAGGTGAGAGCCGATGTTCGTATTCGTATTCGAGGGGGTGTTATTCGAGTTCGCATAGGCGAAGCCTGCATTCGCACCGTTATTCGCGTTACCGCTGAACAGGACACCACGGGAGCGACCAACCTTTATCGTCATAACTATCTCTGTCTATAATCCAACTTCATTATCCAACACGTATCAGACACGGACGCTTACCGGGCTATGCGCTTTGCGGTAAAAAGCAAAGGCGAGAGCCGACGTTCGCATTCGTATTCGAGGGGGCGTTATTCGAGTACGCACAGGCGAAGCCCGCACCCGCACCGTCAAGCGCGCGACCGCCGAACAGGACACCACGGAGGGTTTCTGTTGTGGGAATGTTCGTGTAGTGGTAGTCGCAGAAAAACTGTGTAGAACCGCCTCCAACAACCGACGGCATAATCTCGCCGTATTCCCCGAAGATAACCTCTTGGACATATCCCTCTGTACGTGCTTCGTTCCCAACGTGAGAATAACCCTCGTAGTTGGTGTCATTGAACTTCGACGGGTCGGAGCATACAAACACTTTTGACAGGTTGTCGCCTCCGTTATCTGTTGTCGGGCTGATACGCACGTTGATACCGTCCGTCCACTGCCACATATGCCCGAACGGATTTTCTATACCCCTGTATCGAGGAACGTCGAAAGTCTTTGTTATAGTGCTGTCGTCGTTGGCGGCGGTGTATGAAACCGTACCCGTGCTGTTTCCGAGTGTGTCGGTGTGTCCGCACGGTACGAACGGATAATACCCGTTGAAGTTAGACCATGTTCCGTCCCAAGTCGTCACGCCTGCGCCAAGACCGCCTTGACGATAGCCCTCTGCGGTGAGTTCTGCGTTGAATGCCGCCTGTGTGTTGAGCGTAGCATATTCGACGGCGAACAGCCAATAAAGCGTTTTTTGAGCGTCATAGGTCATGCAGTTCCATTCAGCCGTTGCCGAATTGTTGCGCTTACGGGCATAGTTGCGGAAGTTTGTGCGGCTGATTTGTGTTGCCGGACGACCGAGGAATGTCCTGTACGTTCCGTCGTATTCAGCGTTGTTGTTGCCGCCCCTGTACTGCTCTGCCATATTCACGATAGAGCAGAGCTTCAGGTTTGTCCTGTCAAGGACAGCCTCGTATGCCGAAATGTACATCTGCGGCACTTGATGATAGCCCGGCAGGGGCTGCTCGCTGATACGCACACGGCGTATCGTGCCGTCGGTCTCGAACTTGCGGTAATGCAGCGGTATCTCCACCATGACCTGCCCACGTGAGCCGTCCCGGACTTGCCCCGTCCAATCACGGGGGTCGAGGTATTCCACCACTTGCCCGTTGTCGTCAAGCAGACAGCCTTTCATGCGGCTTTGGATAGGTACGGACTTGTGGAGGTCTGTGTTTCCGATACGGGTGCAGGTTGGGGTCGATACGGTCGTGTCGAACTGTATGCCGTAGCTGCACTGTTCCTCGACGTAGGGGATAAGCGAGGCGAGTGCCGCCTTTTTGCTTTCCCCATCCTCGTCCAAAACCTCGCAAAGCAGGTTGAACGGGTTTGTTCCTGATACGTTCGGCAAATCGCTCAGCCGTTTGCCGTTCTCGAAAGCCTCGATGATTTCTTTCAATTTGCTTTCTTGTTCACTTGTAAATGCCATAGCTTTTAATTGTTTAAGAATTTGAAAACTGATTTATCTCCTTTCTTGATGAGCATAGCCGATGTAGCCGTGCCCATTCGCAGGTTTTTCTTCTTCTTGCGCAGGGCAGAGGAAGTCCACGCCCGTATGCGCCTCGACAGGGAGAGGAACAGTGATACAATCATACCGTACCCTCCACGTAACATCCGCTTCCCCAATAGATGTCGTTCGTCGCAAGGACTTCCGTATCGGGGGCGAGTTCCACAATAGCCATCGGCGACCAGTCGTTGAACACGATGGGTGCTTCCGATAGCTGCTCGTCCTGAGTGCACCGCACGGACAGGACCGTGTCAAGCGTCGATGTGCTGAATTTCGGTCTGACATAAACCGAGAACGGTACGTCGCCCGGTAGCTTGAATCCGTTTGACAGGTCGTTGATTTTCCCGTGAGAGACGATGCGACCGCCGTTCATAAACTCACTGATGTAACCTTTCTGTGCCATATCGTTATTGTTTTAGTGGTTTGTACTTCTATCCAAATCTCAACGCCCCCGATTGGGTCAGCCGGAGGCTGCTGTTGGTCGCTTTTCTTAATGCCGGGGCGACGACCTCTATAAGCAGCGTTTTGGCAAGAGCCGTGTTGCAGGTCGGAATGACATGCACCGTGCTTTTCCCTGTCCCGACAATGGTTATGCGCCCGTCCGTACCTACCGTTATCGCCTTGTTATCGCTGATGAAAATCACGTTTTTCATCGCACTCGCTGGCGATAATACGGGGTTGATGTAGTTCGGCTGCACGTTTCCCATTGTCAGCCGTGTAACGCTTTCTACAGTCATTCCCGTAGGTACAAGCCGACCGAGCGTCAAAAGGACATTATCGGTGGCGTTTACCGCTTCCTCCGTTGCCTCCTGTGCCGCCTCTGTCGCTTCCTGTGCCGCTGCGGTTGCTTCGTTGGCTGCGGTCGTGGCTTCCTGCGCATCTTCTGTCGCTGTATCGCAATCCTCTTTTGCCTTGTTTGCCGCATCTGTGGCGGCGTTGGCTTTCTTCGTCGCTGCGTCGGCATCTTCCTTTGCCTTGATAGCGTTGGTGGTTGCTGTTTTGGCTGCTGCTGTCGCTGTGTCGGCGTTCTTTTTAGCCGTGTTTGCCGCCGCTGCCGCAGTGTTTGCTGCGTCCGTGGCTTCCTTGGCGTTCGTTACCGCCTGTGTGGTCTGCTGCTCGACAAACTCCAACGATACCTTGACGCTTCGGTTGTTTGCGTCCGTTCCTATCGTAAACAGCCCTTTCAAGGAGCTGTATAACGGGAGTTCTGAAATCTTTATCTTCTTCATATCTGCGTATCTTAAATGGGTTACACAATGCTAATCGTTGAACCTGAATTTGCCGTTTGATGTCAGGCGCAGCGTCGCCCTGTCGTTGACGAACCGCACGGACGGGTAGGTGTACCTGTCAAGCAGCATGTCGATAGCGTAAACGCCGTTTTCTGTAAAGACAATAATGTTGTCCTCCGTAGCCAGCACAACGTCATCCTCCGTTATCCTGAAATCGCTCGTGAATGTCACGGTAAGCGTGAATTTCAGCCAAGGTCTGCCCTCCGGGTCAAATTCCTGTACGGTGCAGCTCTTGTAGTGGCAGGGGAAATCCTGTTCAAGCTCGTTTACCCACAGGAGGCGTTCATCGGGGCGTATAAGGTCGTAGAGCAGGGCATCATAGTTTCGCCATAGCTCGTCGAGCGTTTCCGCCCTCATGAGGCAGTATAGCTTCACGTCCTTGCTCTTGTAAAACACGTTCTTGCTGTCGTATATAGCCCCTGTCTGCGTCTTGATGTTACGCAGGAGGTTTGTCTTGACAGCAGCCGGTTTCTGTACTTCCGACAGTGTCCCCTGCAATATCCTCACGCCGTATGCCGTGAAAGGCTGTCCGTCTATGGTATAATCGTCGTATTCCGCTATCGTGCTTGCCGGGGCTTTGTACTTGTACCCGTCCAGCGGGAAGTCGTCGGCAAACTTGATTTTCACCTTTCCGAGCAGCTTTGCATAGTCAAGGCTCGTGTGCGACACCATGCGCAACGTGTATTTACGCCCTATGGCGGCGCAATCAAACACGTGGTATGCTCCGTCCGACAAGAGGTTAAGAAAGTCGAAATAGCGGCTGAAAACACCCTGTGTGGCGAATGTCAGGTTTACGTCACGTGTGTTAAGGACGGGAGCGGAGAGGTCGGCTTCTATGCCGTCTTCCTCGTTCCAATCGTTGCTGTCGACAGATTTCAACGGCGGCATCGCAACGAGTTCGTTCCACCCGTTGTCCGACACGTACATTCCGAACTGTTTGTACACGTCTTGCCCGTCGATGTATAATCTGCCTGACATCATAGGATTATCGCATTTTCAGAGGTGTTTTTAATCACACTGCAACCGACAGAAGCCGTCACGGAAGCGACAGCCCATTTCGATGCGTTCACGACCGCCCTTGCGCCGTGCAACAGCACAATCTCATGTTGCTTACACTCGTCGCAGTTTACTGTTGCGCTCGTCCGACCGATAAGGATTGCCCGTGCCGGGTTCTTTAGCGTGATTACCCCGGCATCTATGTATATGCCGTACTTCTCCACGCCCTGCCCTTTGAACAGGCGGAACGTGGCGATATTCGGGAAGTGGTATCTGATGCAGAACTCCAACCCCTGCCGGGATGTGAATACTGCGGCAAGTTCCTCTATCGTGTGTTCCGTCCCCTTGAACATATTGCACCTGCGGTATTTCTCTGCCACGTTGTGCAGGGAACGGCTCTCGCATTCCTGCCGGGCTTTCTCCTTGGCAATGACCCACTGTGCGTAAATCTGTCTTATTATCACTTCCATACTCGCTAACTTTTTATTCTGATTCCTTTCAATGCCAAATCATTCACTGTGTTGCGCATATCCCTGACATCGCTCTCAACGTTCGCCATACGGGTTGACAGACCGTCCGTGTTTCCCTCGATGTTAAGGACGCTCTGCAGGATAAGGCTTGCCGTCGCAACGAGCAGCTTTGTATTCTCGCTTATCGAGTAGGTGTGTCCCTGTATGGCTGTCGCCCGTCCGTTAAGCTCGTCCACGCTTTCCTGCGAGGCTGTCGCTATGCCTTTCTCCGAGGCTTCCCGTGTCGCTTCATCCGTCACGTCAAACATATTCTTCACGCTGTCCGGGAGAGCTTCCCATATCTCTGCGAAATCCTGCCCGACGGCGTTAAGGTCGTTGGCGAAACCGCTCATGGAGGCAATGACAGCGTCAAGCCCCATAAACTGACCATCCTTGAACCATTTGTTCTTATACTTGTCGAATATCTCCCCGAGCGGCTCTTCAAGGTATTTCGACACGAGCATACGCTTGATAACGTCGCCGACGATATCCTTTACCTTGTCGCCCCAAGCCTCGGCGTAATCCTCGCCGTCCTGGAAAGCGTCAAAAAATGCGTCGCCGAGTTCGCTGGCAATGTCAGCAGCCGAACCGCCGATAATTTCCTCGACCATATCGTTTATCACGGCGACAGCCTGTTGCCCGAGTTCCTCAATCTGACGCTCCCATTCCTCTATCTTCCCGTGGTCGGTGTCTTTCTTGTCGTTCTCGGCGTTGATCTGCTGCTGAATGAGCAACTGCTGTTTGGCAATATTCTCCAATTGGTCTCTGCTGCTCTCGTACTTCTCCGCTCCGAGTGCCTTGTCTGCGGAGTAGGCGATGTCGGCGTATGCGTCGGCGATTTTCTCGGCAGACTTTGCAAGCAACTCTTGGTTGTTCGATACCGTTGAAAACAGCGTCCTCCACGCTCCGGCGACATCGTTCACGGCGAGTTTGTTCTGTATCAGCTCGGCTTTCGTTTCGGATAGCGTCTGCCGGATGCGGTCTATCGCACGCCCTGAATTTTCCTGCAACCGCACAATGTCGGCGTTGTCGAGTTCCCATTGCAGTTGGTCAATACGGCTCTGCAAGGCTTCGATTTCCTCCTGTTTCTTCTCGTCGTTGTTGAACAGGTTGACAATCTGCATCGCTATCTGCAAGGCGGCTGATATGATAGTCAGTATAACGGAGGCTTTCTCAACTGTATGTATGGCTGTGGCGGCGGCTGTCGCCGTTCCCTGTATGCCCTGCGAGGACATATTGACAAGCGAAACAATGCCGTTTATCATTGACAGCGAAGAAGTCATAATGCTTCCGGCTGTGGATATGATTTCCCCGGCAACACCTCCGACGGTATCGCCTATGCTCTCAAACTCACGCTCGCACTCCAACAGCGTCTTGTACAGGTCTTCCCACTCCTTGATACTGCGCTTGTCGGGGCTGACACTGTTTTTGGCGTTGGCTTCCGACACTTTTTTCTTCGCCGTCGTCACCTTTGCCCGTGCGGTGGATAACTGACTGCCGGAAGCCGTGCCGGAGCTTTCCAACTCGTTAAGCTCGGCTTCCGCCTGTTCAAGAACCGCCTGCAGCTGTTCAAGCGTATAGTTGGCAATCTCGTTGCACCATGCCCGGTATGTTTCCTCCCGTTGGGCGAACTGTTCATCGACGGCTTGCAGGGCGTTCTGCTCCTGTAAGTCCAACTCGTCCACGTTCCCCTGCGTTACACCCTCCCGGAGCTGTCGGTTTCCGTTCGCGTCAAGGACATAGTTGCCTTTGTCGTCGGTCTTGTAAAGCTGCTTGCGCTTGTCTTCGTATTCCTCCGTTATTTTCAGCCTTTGCTGCTCGTAGGTCATTACATCGGCAAGCATAGCGTCGAGGGCATCCTTGTTTCCCTTGCGGCGTATGTCGGCGGCTATATCTTCATAAGATTTCAGTACATCCCTCTGTTCCGGCGTAAGATCTGCAACTGATAGGTCGAGCGAAGCCCTGTATGCAAGCTCTTCCTCTTTGGAGGCTTTGGGGTTGGCGTTTCGCCATTCAAGCACCTTTTTGTCGGCGAGGGCGTTCAGCATATCTTGCGTGCGCCTGTCGTTCTCGTCGATGAGCCTGTCATAATTCAGGTCAAGCTGCATCATCGTTTTCTCGAAACTGTCGTCCATAAGGTTTATGCGCTGTTGCCTTATATCCAACTCCGCCTGTTCCTGTGCCTCTTGTACGCTTCGTGAATACTCGGCAATCTGGCGGTTGCGTTCGGCTGTTTCGTCGGCAATCTGCTGCTGTTCACGAGCAAGGCGTTTGGCTGCTGCCTCACGCTGTTTCTTTTCCCTCTCTGCCTCCTTTTTGTTCCTCTCTGCTTCCCTTGCCTTGTCGTCGGCTTCGGTCTGCTTCTGTTCGGCTGCCGTGGCGTAATCGGCACCACGTTGCAGGAGTTGTTGCTGCGAGAAATACTTTCCGTTGACATACGAACCGTTCGGGCTGCTTTGACCGATAGCCGTAAAGCGTTTGGCGAGCCTTTGAAGCTCGTCCAAATCCATATTCTCCATCCACTTTGGTATCTCGCCTCCTATGCGGATAGTGAAGCCGATAGTATTGTTCGAGTACTGCGACATCAGATTTTTGATGTTCTCGTACAAGTCGTGTACGCCCTCCGTAGGCTTTTGCAGACCTTTTTCTATGGCTTCTACCTTTTCGGAGAAAGTCAATGCACCCTCTGCGGCTGCACGTTCAGCGTCCGACGCTTTGTTCACGGCTTCGGAGTAACGGTCGTATTCCTCCCTCGCTTGTTGTATGGAGTTGATATAGTTCTGTACGAGGTTCTGATGATTGAACAGTCCGTCCGTTAGCCACTGTTTCTGTATGGTTTCCTCGCTTATTCCTATGGCTCGCATACGGTCTTGTATCGTGGCGTAAATCTTGTTGATACCCTTTTGGTATTCTTCGCCCGTCTTTCCGGCAATCTCCGTGATGTTCTGTTCAACTACATTCCCGATAATGGTAGATATTGCGGCGGCGTTCTGTTGCAGCTCCTTATTGTCCCCCAACAGCAATGTTCCCTCTGTCATAGCCCCTGACAGGTCGGAATAAAGCGTTTTCTGCGCCTCCGAGAGTTGCGCCGCATAGTTCTGCGCACCCTGTTCAAGGGCGTTTGCACGTTGCCTTTCCACGCCCTCCTGCTTTATCAGCTCGATAGCCTGCGCACGTTTGGCGTTTACCATGTCGATGCTGTCGCCCTCCTTGATAGCCTGTAAGCCGTATTCTTCGAGTATGCCGTTAAGCTCGTCCATAACCTTTTTGTGGGTGGACGTGCCGGCTGTAAGACCGTTCAGGGTCATGGAAAGGGTTTCGACACGGGAGATTGTTTTGGCGGCACTGTCGCCGTATTTGTTTGTCATTTCCGCTGCCTCGCCGGACTTCGTAGAGAACAGGCTGAAAGCAGTCGCTGCTGCGGCAACAACGGACAGAACCAAGCCCAACGGGTTTGCCTTGACAGCCATATTGAACAGGAGCATAGCATCCTTTGCGCTCGTCACGCTCTTTGCCAAAGACAGGAAAGCCGATATATTGCCCCAAATGGCTTGTACCTTGTGTGCGGCGGCAACAGCCAATACTGCGGCTTTGTACGTCCCGTATGTGGCGATAACGGTAAGCAATACCTTGCCGACGGTTTCCCAATTCTCGACAAGGGCAGAAACGATGTCAAGCGACGTACCTATGACACCCTCGGATGCCTGTCCGATTTGGTTGAACATCTGCTCGATGGTGTCTTCGATGTTGCTGATACGCCCGGATATGGTCGTGCTTTGAGCCTCCATAAGACCGCCGAACTTGCTGCCCTCGTTCGTAAGGTTGATGATAGCCTGTTCCACTTCAGGAAACCCGACCTTTCCTTCCTCGACAAGCCCCCGGACTTGGCTCTCAGCAACGCCAAGCACATTCGCTAATTCTCCAGCCAAAGGAATACCCCTGCCGAGGAATTGGTTAAGGTCTGCCGTGTACATGCGTCCCTGTACCATAGTTGTTCCGTACAGGTAGGCGAGGTCGCCGATAGGTATGGAAAGCCCGGCGGCGATGTCACCGAGCCGGATAAGTGTTTCATTCACCTTGTCGGCTTCGACACCGTATGCAAGAAGCTGACGTGCGGCGTTTGATATGTCAGACACTCCAAAAGGCGTTGTGGCGGCAGTTTTTATGAGCTGAGACATAAGGGCGTTTGCCTCGTTCGTGTCGCCTATCATTGTCTTAAAGGCGATTTCGAGCTTTTGGAACTCTCCACGTACATTGACAACCTGCATGGCAAACTCTTTCATCTGCGACACGGCAAAGACACCTGCCGCCGTTTTCCCTATGCTTTTGAAAACGTCGTCAATCCGCTTGCCCTCGTTTACGGCTGTGCCTGTTATGCCCGACAAAATCCGTTTGGATTCTTCTGCGTCGGTGCGCAACTGCGAGTTGTCTATGCCCGTGCCGTAGTATATTCTGCCGTTGTCATTCTCCATTGTACGTCAATCAAATTGTTCAAAAATGCTTTTTATCTTCTCCCTGTTCCGTATGTCATCAACCTTTATGGCTTTTTGACGCTTCTGCTTCTTGCCATCCTTGTCGTCCGCCTTGTGCTTGTAGCTCGGTAGCGTTGCCCCGTACATGACCATATTCGCATAGCTCATTTCATACAGGACGTATTCGACCGGGAGGTTGAAAGCCTTTACCGTTCCTGCGACTATTGCCCAGACGCTGTCGTTTTGGTCTCCACTTTCGTCGGTCGCATCAGGTTTATCTCTGTCAGGAAAGTGGTAAGCCCGAAAAAATCCCCTAACTCCATTTTTTGAAGCAGTTGGGCGACAAGCAGGTTTAGCGCACGGGGCGACAGGTCTTCAAGTATCTGTTTGGCAAGTTCCGCCTTTCGGTCTATTACCTGTTCGACTTCTACTTCTTCCGTCCACTTGACAAGCCCCCACAGGCGGCGTTTCTCAACCGTCTGCCGGGTTTTTACTGTTTCCGTTAGGTTCTTTGCGCCGAGTATCAGTATCGCCGCAATGTCGCCCAAAGGACGGCATTCACGAGCCACAGAAAGGCTTTCCTCGACTACCTTTTCAGGGTCAAGATTGATTTCGGGCAAACGCGAAACAGCCTCCGAAGCAAGTATGAGTGTTGCTGTGCTTGCCGGGGCTGCCTTGTATTTCTTGCCGCCTACCGTTACCTCAATATCCTTTTGGAGTATGGTTTCGGCGACCTTTTCTTCTATTGTTTTCGTTGCCATAATGTGTTGCGTTAAAATTTGGGGCAGGAGGGGGAGTCGAACCCCCGACCTCAAACCCGTTGGGCTTGCGAGCTACCTGCTGCTCTATCCTGCTGTTGGTTATCCTGAGTTATGCGTTACCCTCCCGACTCTTCGCTCGGCACATAGCTCTTGATTGTCTTGCCCGTCTTCGGTTTCAGCGCACGAGCCACATAGTGGCGCAGCTGTCCGTCTGCGGTCGTGTAGCTGTCCTCGACACGCAGGACGGCTCTGTCAATCTGAATAGCCGGACAGTCCTTATCCTGTGCCTCGACACGGAAAGCGTGTTCGCCCGTGATTACTCCGTCGTTGTCCTCAAACGACGGCTCCTCGCCTTTCTTGACGAACTCGTCCCATTCGAGCTGATAGGTATTCTTTCCCGGCAAATAATCGACGAGCGCACCGCCCTCTTCTGTGGCGGTCTTTTCTGTTCCTGCGGTCGTCGTGAGTTTTGTACTGTCCTCTTTCGGAGTAGGTAACTCATCCCATTCCCCTGTGGGGGCACCGTCGGTGCTTGTGGCGTGCTTCAAATCGCATTCGCCCCAGTTTAATACTGCCATATTCGTTAAAATTTAATGGTTACTGATTTTGTTTCTTCATAACAGGTTGCGTAACAGGTGCGTCCCCGTCCTGCGTTTCAAGGACAGGCAGATAGCCCACGTTGCCGTCGGTATCCGTTGCGTCTATTACGGCGACCTGCGGAATGTTCAGAGGCGCATAATCATCGCCGAAATACTCGTATTTGAGCTTCACGACGACGAAATGCTGATGTATGTCGGCTTCTTCCTCGGTGTAAATTGTCTGCTGCAACTTAAACTTGTAACAGGAAACTTCGGTCGTAAGGCTATTGAACCACTCCTGCGCAAGGCGTTCAATCCGTTCCGTGCGTTCTCCGTCCTCAACCCATACCCCGTTGTCATACGGGTCTATGTCCGGGACGAATATGTTCACGGTCACGACCCCCGTCTGTATCTGATTGGGAAGCCCGGTTGTGAAAATCACGACCGCATCTTCCTTGCGGCTGTCACGGGGGCGATACCCCTGCCGATAGACCTCACCTGAAATCATCGTGTAAAGGGTGCTGTCTTTCAGCAGTTGATAGATGTCGCCTTGAACCTGTTTCGATGTCTTTGCCATAGTTCCTGTTACTTGTTAAATCCGAGTTGTTTCAACATCTTGGGTACAAGCTGGTCGGCAAGCAGTTCCGAGCTGTCAAGCACGTTGTAACCCTTTGCGGACACATAAGAGGCGTATCGCATTCCGGCAACGACGATAAGCACAATGCCTTTCGGGAACTTCCCGGCAAGAGAACGTGCGTAGGACATTCCTGCGTTTTTCCCCTCACTGTTTCCGTCCGGCTTGCCGAAAGAGCCTGTCTTGTACACCTGCCCGTCAACGACCACGATATAACCGACGGAGCTGCGGAGGTTCTTTGTGCGGTCTTTGTATGAACCGCTCTCTATTGCCTCGTTGCGCACTTTTTCGCCTATGGCGCACAGGTTGTAGATGATGGCTTGTTTCAGCCTGTTCATCCGCTCCTTGATATAAGCGTCTATCTGCGATTTCGGTGTTATCTGTCTTATCGGCATAATGTCAAGTTATTTATTGCTGATTCGGCGTATGTGCCGTTTTATTTTCGTTTCCGTATGTTTGGGCGTTCCCGTTTTTTCAACACGGCATTCGGGCTGAAATGCGTTTACACCCAAATCCTCAACTCACAGACCGCCTCCAACGGCTCAACCTGCATAATGGAGAACTCCCCGACCACGTTCCCGGCAAGGTCTTTCAACCGTACCTGCTCGGCTTCAAACGGCTGTTCCTCTATCAGCACTGTATATTGCGCCGTAGTGAAATGCTCGCCGTTGACACGTCCGAGTTGGTTGTACTTGTTTGCCGAGTATTGGCAGGGTATCGGGTCGCCCCAAGCCACAGAGCCGGGCTTTTGCGGATAACCCGTTTCAGGGTCAATGCCGCCACCCGTTTTCCGCTTTACTTCGATTGTGCCGTTTTGGATAATCATAGCCGTGAACCTTTATATCCGTAAATGGGTTTCGGCGTTCCTGCCTCGTCGCTTGCTCCGAAGTCGTCGTACAGGCTGTTAGCCCGGTTGCGGAACTGCTTGCGCTGTTCGTCCGTAAACGAATAGTTCTGTCCGCCCTGCGATACATCGGGTGCAATCGAAAGCCACATCAAGAGGTCAGCGACGGCAAGGTTGTATTCCTTGCTTTTCTGCACCTCCTGTGTCGCTTCGGTTGTCAGCGACAGACCCCGTTTGTCCGCTATCGCAGTCAGCGTTCGGAGGGGAACGGGGTAGGCATTAACGCCTTTCAACGCTTCGAGAACTGTTTCCATAGCTTGTCACGCTTTAATCCCAATCCTGTGCGTCCGTTCTCACATACAGGTTGCGGTAAACCGTGTCAAACACGGGTACAGCGTCAGCCTGTCCGATAGTTACCTCGCTCTGCGGCTCTGCCGTGCCGTACTTCTTGACGATCGTGTGCGAGCGTTCCGCACGGAGGATAAGGTCGTTATTCTCCTGCAGGATGTCGTACTGCGTCGAACCGATACGCTCGTTTTCCGTCAGCACCATTCGGCAGTTGTCGAACGGGTTGCCGGAAGTCTGCGAGCCGTCGGAGAACTCACGGGTGATTGTCTGGTCGATGACACGGAGCTGAATGCCGTTGAGCCAAGCCTGTTTTGCGAGCATCGCATTGACCTGCGTAAGGTCGGGGGTCTGTGAGATGCCGAGGGCGTTGGCGGCGAAAGAGGCGCAAGCCTTGACGATTTGGTCTGCCGAGCAAATCTTGTAGAACTCGTCGAGGTTCACGTAGGCGAACTTCGGGTTAAGGTTCTTTGACTTGGCGAGATTGATGAACGTGCGTAAGTCACCGATGATGTCGGCGGTTGCATTGTTCGCCCAATCGACGGTGGTCTTGACTTTCATTTCGTCGTCCACGTCGTAGTCAAGGTCAAACTCGTTGGCGTAGGTTGCGTTGGTCGTTGTCGTGAACGCCAGCTTTCCTGCGTTTGACATCAGTTTGAGACCGACAAATTCCAACTCGGACTGTACGCCGTTGAAACAGAAGTCAACGTCATTGCCCCAATACTGTACGAGCTTCGTCGCATCCTCGTCCTGTGCGAAAGCGAGAGCGGTCTGATAGTCCTTGATTTCAGAGCGGGTCATTTCCCGGCTGATTGAAATGAAAGGAATATCGCCTTTCGCGCTCTCGAAGATAGGACGACGCTTGCGGACGATGGTCGAGTTGTCTGAATGCAGGTCAGCGGCTACGTTCTTCTTTTCGAGCTGATTCCCCAAGGTACGCCAAATGAAGCCGTTTACCTTTTTGACGGGGAAGAGCTTGCCGAAATAGAACTGCGACGCATCGGCTGTATCCAAACGAGCCTGAACCATCTGTTGGGTCAGACCGTGAATGAGTGTATTTACAATTGTTGCCATAAAACGTCAGTTTTTAATAGTTTATGATACCTTTGAGATACTTTGCCACACACTCCGGCAGGGGATTGCCCTTTGTTACGCCCATAAGCCAAGCGTCGGTATCGACGTTCTGACCCTTGACGATAGGCTTGCCCGTACCTGCGAGCGAAAGCGGGATGTATTTAAGCTTGGAAGTCGTCGATGTGGACTGCGCAGCAGCCTCGATAAGGAAGCCTCCCTTGGCGATTGCTTTCAAGGTCGTACCCACCGTGATGGTGTCGTAATCCTTGTTGCTGTCGTCAATGGCTGTAATGGCGTATGCCAAACCTCCCTCGCCGGTCATAACGAAGTCGCCCACCTTGAAGTTATGCAGCTTCTTGACCTTGATAGCTGTTTCGGAATCACCCACTTCGGCAACCACCTCTGCGACTTTCACGACGTGGCAGATGCCGTTGTCAGGTGCGCTTAACACTGCGCCCTCACGAAGATAGTCGCCTCCAAGCTCGGAGATTTTCACAGACACGCCGCCTCGGATGTCGGCGACCTTGTGCTGGAATACGCGAGGAACTCTCGTGTCCTTGCGTCTTTGAACTGTCATGCTCATTTTCTTCGGTTTTTAATTGTTAGACATTAGAACGGCTGACCGTCTTTCGGCTTGCTTTCGCGGTGTGCGATAGCTTCCTGCTGCTCTTTGGTCAGCTCGCCCCCTTGGTTACCTGTGCCGCCTGTAATGGTCGGCTTTCCGAAGACAGCCCCTTTTGCCTGTACTTCGCTGACTATACCGTTCACCTCGGTAGTTATTTCCCCGACAAGAGCGTTGAACTGCTCGTCGGTCAAATCGTTTACAGGTGTCCGCTCATAAGCCTTGCGGAGATTTTCAGGCAACTTCTCGATGATTGTTGAAAGTTGCTGTTTACGGGTTGCAGTCGTGCGCTCACCGTCCATCTTGTCGAGGCGGTCGTTCAGCTTCTTGTTGCTGTCGATAAGTGCCTGCGCCCAAGCCGGAACTTGCTCCTGTGCGCCCCCTGCTTGTTGTTGCTGTACGGTTGTGCCGCTTCCTGCCTGTCCGCCAGCCGCACCCCCGGTCGCATCAATTTTTTGCCCGTCTTTCAGCCCGTACTTCGTTTCGTAGGTGTGTACGGCTGTCTGTTGGGCTTCGGTCGCACGGCTGTCGCCGTAGCTCTCGATGATTTCGATAAACTCCTGCGTTACCCCTGCCACAGCAGTTGTAACCTGTTCGTCTGTCGTCACAGTCTTGGCGAGCTTCTCGGCAATCCTGTTCAGCACGTTTGCGTTGACCCCCGGAAATTTGGCTTTCAACGCATCAAAAAGTTTCTGTTTCATACTCGTATGATTGTTTAACTAATCAGATTATCGCCTCAAAGGTAATCAAATTCCCGTGAAATGATTATACTATAATCAGAAAATCGCCGAAAAATTTTCATATTACGCATATTTTGTTATGGTTAAGGCATTCAATGTGATATACTTGTTGATGATTAAATAAGAGTTAAAAATAAACTGAACGGATAAAAATTTCTCCCGAAAAGTGTGTTATTACCAAAATACTTCACTTATATTTGCAACGTGATTACAATATAAACAGTTTGAACCGCAAAATGACAGCAGATATGAACAAGAACAGTTTAGCATACAGCACGAGGGACATCAACCGCAACTTCCGTATCAAGGTTGCCGGGGTTGACAACGAGGGGAACAAGATAAACATGCTCGTAGGCGTTTCAGGAGCGTTGAAGCTGATAGGCGTTGAGCTTTTGAACAAGTTCCTCAAAAGGGCTTTCTCCTGTATGGACGATGTTTGCGTTTGCAAGCTGCGCAGAGGTTTGAAATTCAGTTTTTACATCAAATAACGGAGGACGTATTTATGGCAAAGAGTATCATCGAGGGCGCATACCTCGTAGGGTTCGAGCCAAGCTCGGACAACCTTTCAGACGAAGCCCTGTATGCGGAGGCAGTCGAATTTTTGAATAACTCAATCAGATTTTAATAACCATCTAAAAATTAAAGTATTATGACACAGACAACCGAATTGCAGCAAGGTTTGAACGAAGTGGTAATGAACAAAGTTCAGAGAATGATTGACGGGAAAGCCGTCGGAGTACGTGAAACAATGGATCGCCTGATAAGCGAGGGCAAGATTGCACAGGACTACATCGCCCCGATAGGCGTGAACCTGAAAGTGAACGACCACAGCCCGGTTATCACGTTCAGTGCAAACGGTTCTCTCCGCATGGATATGCCGGACGGACAGTTTACCCTGCATGACAACGCCATAGGGCAACTTGCCGACCGTATGGGCATACCGCAGCGATACCTGCGTGGGCTTGCTTCGGGAGATCCTTGGGCGAAACAGCTTGCGGCAACGCTTCTCAACGAGCATAGCGGATGGACGCAGCGCAGCCGGGTTCTCGTGAGGACGGTCGGTACACAAGTAAGGGGCGTGTTGAGCGACAGCTACCGACGTTTGAACAGTGTTGAAATCCTGACGGCTTTCGTTCAGGAAGCGGCGCAGCAGGGAGCGGTTATATCGGATGCCTATATGAACGACACCAAGATTTGGGCTGAAACGATACTCCCGACACCGCTGACAGTTCCGACAGCCAATAACGGCGACGTAGTTATCTTCGCCGGGGCAAGGTTCAGCACATCTGACTATGGCGACGGTGCCGTTGATATGAGGGCTTTCCTTTTGAACGGGGCTTGCCTTAACGGTATGGTCCGGGAGAGCGTGATGAAGCAGGTACACCTCGGCTCGAAGCTCCCAGACAACCTGCAACTGTCGCAACAGACCTACGAGCTTGACACCAAGACCACCGTTTCAGCGGTTCGCGACTTGACAAAGGGGCTTTTCAGCAAGGACAACCTGATGAAGAAAGCCATCGAGATACAGGGCGCAAGCGAAATGGAGGTTGATTTTGAACACGAGCTGAAACGCCTGACACGTGACGGAGGGCTGCTCAAACAGGAGGGTAAGGAGGTTGAAAAAATCCTCATGCGCAACGACCCGGAGGACGGCGTACAGGGAGGGGCGACCCTTTGGAAGCTGACACAGGCTATCACGGCACACGCACGGGAACTCTCGCCTGAAAGAAGCCGTGAATTACACGAATTGTCGGGGCAACTCCTTAACCGTGTAAAAGTAACCGCATAACATAACAACCGCCCGGCAGACAACCGAAAAACAGGCTCTGCCGGGCTTTAATCATCAATACGACTATGGCACAGGAATTTGAATTTGAAGAGAACCAAAACAATTACGGCGTACTTGACTACAAACACGCCCACACGCTGAAACGGTACAAGGAGCTGTGCGACGAGCGATGCAAGGTCGATGTCGCCAAATACGACTGCTTCTTCGCTTTCTCCAACAGACAGTTCGACGAGGGTCTGAAAACCATACGCCCGTTACGGGAGGGCGAGAAGCTCGTTTCAATCGGAGCGGGAGCTTATGGGACAAAGGACGGGGCGAAACGCCTGTTTGCGTTCTATGACAGCATAAACGACAAAATCCGCACCGAGTGCAACCCACAGGAGGTGTATGTCTATGAGTACAACAATCACGAGTGCTGCATAGACTGGGACGGAGATTTGAACGCCATACGCATTATCGCCACCGTGTGGGGTGATGATGTAGCCCGGACAATCAAGCGCAAGAACGCCTGTTATCCGATTGAGAGCCTTTTCAAGTAGTTATCGCTGACGATAATTCAGTTATCGCTGCGATATGATTTTTTTAGATGCTGTTTTTCTATGAAATCAGGGAAAGTTCACCAAAAACCGGGTAAAAAGTTGGCAAAAGTCCGACCACCCTAAAATCCGTTATCGCTTCCGATAATCATCTTTATATGTGGTTATCGTTAGCGATAATTATTCAGAAGCCGTGTTATCGCAGGTATAACTCTAAAATTAAGGCGTTCTCACGGCGAAAGTACATATAGTATAGTAAAAGAAAATAGAGTACAGTAAAATAGAGATAATCCTATATCAGGATTATTAGAAAAAAAGACTACTAACGTAGTCTAAAAAAAGACCCTTACGGGTCAGGCGACCACGCCTCCAATCTTTGGATGGGAAATAACGCCTGACACACGTGTAGGGGCAAAAAACAGAAAAGACAATGGCAAAGAAACAGTACAAAATCAGAGCGAGGCTCGTGTTCAACGGGCAGGTCATAGTGGCGGCGCACAGCCGACAGGAGGCAGAGGCGATAGCGGAGAAAGGTATCGCAGGGCTACTCGGCAAGGTCGAGGTTCAGCCGACAGAGGAGGAACGCATACAGGATTGGGATTTCTCAATCAAGGGCGAAACAGTTATCAATCGAAAACAGGAGGGAGGCGACTGATGGGAAGCAAGGATTGGTTTTACCGGGTTGAGTTCAAAGAGCCGCCCATAGAGGGCGACGAGCGGACGGCGTTCAACTTTTCGAGCCTTGCCGCCATCTATGAACAGTTCACGCCGGAACAGGTCGGGTGCAAGGTTTCCCGGCTGTGGAACATCGGGGTATCGGACGGCGTTCCATACAACGGGCGCAAGTGTACGATAACCGTCGAACATATCCGGCGGAAGAAACAAAGCAAAGCCCCGACAACGGGCGATAATCCGACGGACAATAAGTTACACGATTGCGAAAAGTAAAGCCGAAATACGGCGAATTTGAGGAAAATAACTAAGTTTGTAGGCGATATGAAAAAGATACCGAAGATAGTTTTGGACGAAGCCGAAAGGCAGGGTCTTGACAGAATGGCTGCATACCTGTGCGATGTTGACGGTCGGGAGATATACAGCTTGGGCGTGGAGAGCAGGGAGCGTTGGTTTCCCTGCCCACCCGACGCTCCCGTGTTGGTTTCGCTGAAAGACGGTGTGATAAAGCCTTTCGACGACTTGGGCTTAATCGCCGGACTTCTTGAAACGAGCTGAAAACACGGGATTTATCAGCTTGTCGTCAATCCGCAAGACACCTATTGAGCCGGATTTCATCTTGTTGATGTAATCATCGTTGAAGTCCTGCAAACCGCCACGGCGACCTGATTGTGGGTCAAACCATAACAGGTTGCCGTCTTTTTGTCGCTCGACGATGAAGACATGTGCGTTGCCGCCTTTCCATGCGCAGTAAACCTCGTAACGCCCCTGTACCGCTGTTTTATCCTCGATGAATTTCAGCTTGGCAAGCCCGGTATCTTTTATCCCTGCCGACCACTCATAATTTGCCCTCTTTCCGTCCACTGTCAGGAAGCGGTCGCGCCAATCCACTTTTTTGCTTACGCAGAAACGGTGGAAAGCTCTGTAACGCTTGTACCCTTTCAGCAAAGGATTGGGCGTTGCCTGCAAGTCAAACCCACGGCGGCGAAGCTCGTAAGTCATGGTGCAGGTTTGGCAGTTGTGCAGATAGCCCAAGTCTGCGGCATCTGAAAGCGAATAGCCCGGATTGCACTTACTTCCGTCGGCTTCCGTGAAGTTCATTATCTTGCCTTGCAGGACAGGAAGCACCGCCGCCAATTCCCGGTTGTTCTGTGCTATGGCGGCAGAGAACCCGGCGTGCTTCTTGTTGTACGCCAAAGCCGATGCATATTCCTCGTGAGTGTCGTAGGGCATTCTCATCGCATAGAGCTTTGAGTAACCTCTGGGCAGGTATTTCGGGTTGTCCTTGATGAAGTACGGCACGGAGTAGCTGTGCTTCGCACGTTCCTCGTTGTCTTTGAGCCACTGCTTGAAATCGCCCGGCACATCATCGACCCGGTTCACGCTCTTGCCGTCAAGTGGTTTCCCGTCCAATATGCGCCGTGTGTCCTCGGCGATTTCCTCGTCCGTTTTCAGTATCGTAACAGCCCGGCAGCGGCAGTGCGGGTGCCAGCCTGTAAACTTGAAGTCCTTTGGATAACGCCCTTTCAACTTGTCGCAGATGTCGGTAAACGGCATACCGTTGAGCGTGTGGTTGTTCGACAGTTTGATTTCAATGCCGACAACGAAGTCAAGCTGCTGCCAACGCTCATAGTCGGCTGTCATGTAGGCGATGTTGGTTTCCGTGGCGGCGAGCCTCCGGGCGTTCTTGTACGAGCTTCTGTACACGCCCCGTCCGGGGTGGAATGCCGCCGCACGTTTGGATAGTTGCAACTCCCCGTGTTCGTCCCTGACACGCCGGAAGAGCTTGTCGGGGTATTTCAGGTATTGCCGGAGTTCCTGCGACATGTCGTCCGCCGAAAGCCCGTTGCGTATGCCGACATCCAAACCGAGTTCGATTTCAGCCTTGAATTGGTCTGTGTACCGCCACACCCTGTCGGAGAGGTTCAGACCGTTGACCTTGCGCTTCTCGAAAGCCTCCCGTGCGCTGTCGTTCGTGCTGAAATAACGGCGGTACTGCGCCTGTGGCAGCTTGCCGACGTTATCCCCGAACACCTGCCGGGCGAGTTCGTTGTTCTTGTTGTTGGCGAGCGTCCATTCGGACTTTATGCCGTTAAGGATAATCGACGACAAGCCGTCTTGGAGCTTCTGTAACAGCTTTTCGACCCGTTTCCTTATTGCAGGGTAGTCGTCGAAAGAAAACAGCGTGTCGGGCTTGAAATCGGGCAAAGACAAGCCTATCGCCACAGCCTGTGTGATGACTTGGCGATAGAGCCTGTCTATCTCGCGTTCGTATGCCGACAGGTTGCTTTGGTGCCGACGGTCGTACTTATTCGTTGCCATTGTCTGCGTCCTCCCGTTTCAAGAAGTGTTCGCACTGTGGGTCAGACAGGAAGCGGCAGTATTTGCCCTCCTTGTAGAACGGGCAGCGGCATAGGATAAAATGCCCGTCAATAGCCTTGCTGCACCAATCGTAGCTGTGCTTGCAGTGGCGGCACTGATATTTTGGCTTCTCCTGCTGCCTGCCCCGTTGTGTAGTCATTCTCCTTGCCATAGCCTGTTATTCTGTCGGTTCAAATACATCACGTTTGTTCTGCTCGGCAATCTCCTGCAGCGTCTTGTCCACATCGTCGCTGTGTCCGAACAGCTCAATGGATTCACGCTGCGACATGATAGGCTCGCCGCCGTTCGCCGCCATGAGGTTGTTTATCGTGTCCTTTTCGTCGGTTATGGCGAAAGGCGTTATCAGCGTCTCGACTTTCAGAGCGTCGATGTCCGCCGCATAGCCCTCGCCGAGCATTATCTTGGCAAACGCCTTGACGACATTCATCTCACGGTCAAAGAACTCAATCAGGCGACCGCTTTCGTCCTTGACTTTCAACTGCGCGTCGATAAACATCTGTTTGCGGCTCTCTCCCGAAAGGGCTTGCTGCGACATCTTCCCGTAGCTCCAATCCGGGAGCTGCAACTGCGTGAAGAAAAGGTCGCGGAGCTGCTCGACATAGAATTTCAGGTTCTCGACAGCCTGCGCCCATGTCACGTATTCAGCCCTGCCGTTCTGTGGGTACTGCATCACGGAGCGAAACTCCTTGTTGGGGCTTTTCTCGTCGCCGTAGCTGATGGCTTCGTCGGCAAACACGATGAAGATAGGCTTGGAGTTCTGACGGAGGTAGTTACCGTTACGGCTCAACGCCCACTCAATCTCGTACACGGTCTTTGAGGTGTCCTCCCATATCGGGGTCGGTCGCCACGCATACACGCCGGGGATTTTGCCGAGCGTGATGTTCTCGTTCTCGACCTCCGCCCAGCCTCCGTTCTCGTTGCTCCACTTGATGTGCTTGTCGGCTGTGTAGGTGTCGAAGTATTGCACGTATTTCCTGCCTTTCTTCCGGGTGTAACCGACGGACATGGCTATCATGTCGCAGTATTCGTCAAACAGGGGATAAAGCTCGTCGCCGAGCATAGGCGTGAAGTTCCGGCAGCGGAGTTTCAGGGGGGAATTGAAGCCGTACAGCGTGTTCCGTTCCTCGACGGCATACCACAGCGTAAAGACCTCGCACCCGGCAAACAGCATATTGCACCGTTCGTTGTTCACGCTGTCAATGCGGTTGCGCTCATAGATGGCTTCAAGGTACGCCGCTATCTCTTTCTGCCTGTCGTTCTCGGGCTTGTAAACACGCTTTATGGGGATGCCTGTTACAAGCTCCGTCATACGTTTTGTGGCGAGCCTCTGCAGGTCACACGTCACACGGGTTACATACTCGATACCCTCCTCGGTCACGATGTCAGGGTATTTCTGTTTGTTCATTACCGGGTGCTTGGTAGGGTCGAACTGTTGCACCAGACCGAAACGCCCCGACCATACCGGGACGACGATCGTCTTTTCTTTCAGGGCTGCGATTTTACTTTCAGCCGGGTTCTCGGAGTTCAAGATTTCTTCGATTGTCATAGCTATTCCGTTTTATTGATGATTGATTATCTTCGTACTATCTTCGACAGCCTGTCAAGGTCTATCGGTTGCCTGTTGCGTATCGGATAGAACGTGTTGGCGAGTGCGTCAAACTTGTCAGGGCTTCGACCGATACGCTGTTTGATGTCCTCTTTGGGTTCGATGAAGATGCTGCCGTTGGATTTGAAGTCGAAGCGTATCGACGTGGCTTCCTCGTCGAACTGTGCGTCAGGCGGAAGCATCGCCCCCGTGTTGTTCCGTGGGTTGAGCCAATCACGGACGCACCAAAACAGGTAGGCTCGCATGTTCAGGAACTTGTACTGCCCCGTGATGTCCGTCATGTCGCGACCGCTCCTGGACTTCGCCGCCTCGCTGTACTTGCAACTGATGATGAACTGCTCTTTGTCAAGCTCAATGCAGCGGCTGTAAACCCCTGCGCCCTCGCCGATGGTGTCTATGCTGACATACGCCTCAATCTGCCGACGGCGGTACGCCGCTATCTTCCCTGCTATGCCCATGTGGTCTGCCGCTCCGCCGCTGTTATGGGTTTGGAACGGTGCCACCCACGCGCCCTTGCGCTCGCAGAAGCAGGTGTTATCCCGTCCCATACCTGCCACGTCCACGCCGAGCATACGGGTGTCGTTGCCGAGAGGTTCGCGACCGTTCGCCTGTTTCCAACGCTCGTGCGCCAACTCCAACCATTGCTCCGGGATAAGCACGTCGTCGGCGACCTTCGGGAACTTTCCGAGGACTTTCTTGCGGAAATAGTCCTCCGGGCGATACCACCGTCCCTCAAACTCGAAGTCGTCCATTTCAACGAGGACTTCGCTCTTGTCAATGGGCGTACACCAGTTCTCGACCTTATCCACGACCCACTCATAATCGACCTGTCCCGGTATGATTATCCGTTTCTCCACCACGTTTGGTGCCGTGAGGTTGTTAAGGCTGAACCGTGTCCAGCGGTCACCCTTTTGGCTCTTTGCCGCATAGCCTATCGTGGTGTTGGGGTTGAACACGAGCAGTATGCGGCTGTCGCCTTGCAGGTTTCCCTCTATGGCGGCAAAGGTGTCGTCGCCTATACCCGTCGCCTCCGTCACGACGAACATCGTGTGTACGGCGTGGAAGCCCGACCACGCCTCGTGGTTATGCTCGTCCGCCTTGAAGCCCGTCAAGAACCATTCGGCATAGTCCGTTCTGATGTCGGCGGTCGTCAAGCGTCCTGGCAGCAGTATGCCCCTCGCTTTCGCCCGGTTATACAGGCGGCTGATTTCCGGCATCATAATGTTCTTGACCTGCCTGTCGGTCGGTCCTGTCAGGGCGACTTTCGTGTTTTCGGCAAGCTCCACCTCGCCGTTTGTGTTGCGCCTCCAACGTGGCGTGAGGTAAAGGAACGACATGGCGGCACAGGCGGCGACGAAGTCCTTGCCACGTGCAGTCCCGGAAGCCACGGAGGTACGCCTGTTATGCTGTACGCTTGACAGGATTTCCTGCTGTTCCGGGTCGAGGTACACGCCGAACGCCTCGCGCACGAATTTGTTCCAATCCGCACGCCAAGCGTCTATCAGTCCAAGACCTTTCTGCCGTATGATGTCTTTCCGTTTCTTCATTCCTTGAAATTTGCCCGTTTATTTGGCTTCTGTCACCTTTTCTCTGCGAAAACAATAACTTATATGTCTGAATGAAAATAAAGCGTCTGTGGGGCTAAAAACAGCCTCATTTGCCGTCCTCCTGCTCCGCTTCGTCCAACATTCCGCTCTCGATAAGGAACGAGGCGAACGACATGCCGCCCTGTATGTCCTTTTTCTCCGGTGCATACAAGCCGAGCAGCTTGCGCCGCTCTGCGAGTTGCATACGGATTTCGGAAATGTAGGACGGGTCGCCGAGGCAGATTACATCCGTGTCCGTCCGTTCCGTCTGATAGGTGCGTATGGAGGTCTGCCCGGTTTGGTTGTCACGGGTGGGAGAGCCTTTCTGTTTCCGGGCTGTTTTCGTGTAGTCGGTCTTTGACTTCTCCCACTGTTCCCACAGCTCCCGGACGGTGTCGTCAATGCGTTCCAATTCAAGCTGCAGGGCTGCGTCCATATCCTCGATACGGTTCTCACGCCATTCTTCGAGCAAGCTCTGAATGTCGCTGTGGCAGGTCGCTATGGAGTAGGTTTTCAATGCGAGCCGCTTCATCACTTCGGACTGTATCTTGCGTATGCTGTAGCCCCGTTTGTAAAGCGTCGCCACGATTTCAAGCCGGGCGAGCTTTACCTGTTGCCTTTTCTTATCCTGTGGTTTGCTCATATCGTCAATGTTTCAAACTGTCCAAATAGATAATCTTGTCGTAATTTTCTTTCGTCATATAGGCGGTCAGGTCGCCGTCGTTACGGTCGTAGTAGTCGCAGATGCGCTGCGCCTCTTCCTTGCCGAAAATGAGGTCGAGCGAAGCCCGGAACACCCTGTACGCATAATCCCCGTCGCCGTGACACTTCATCATGCTGTACCTGTTCCTGATGATTAGGGTGTTGGCTTTGTTGAGCGTGAACGGCGAGGCGATGCACCCGAAAGGCTTGTCAGGCGTGAAGTGAATCCGGCACAGACCGTCGGGCGATATGTGTGGACATTTGTGCGTCGTCGGGCTTGCGCACAGCTTGCCGTCCTTGACAGTGTAGCCGAGCTGCTTCTGCCTTTCCGCTTCTTCGGGCAGCAGGGAAATCAGCACCTTGTCAGAGCCTGTGCAGCAGCTTCCGTGGCATACGTTCCTGATGTAGTCCTCCGAGCAGCGGAACTTGTGCTTTATCCACTTGCCGCTAATCTTGACCTTGACCATTCCGTCCTTGACAGGCTGCTCGTCTGACTGCACCGCCGACGGATCGTGCGGACAACCCTCCGCCGTGGCTTCGCCCTCGCAGTCCTGCTCAAACCGTGAAAGCTCGTCCTCCGTAAACTCTATTTTCTTGAAGTGTTTGGGTATGTCCTTTGCCTTGCCTTTGTAGAACACGAGGATATTTTGGTGCATCTTGGCGACCTTTCGGCTATCCATGTACTTGGATGCCCGTAAAGCCGTGCTTGCGCCCGTTTCGATAAGGATTAGCTCGTTATACAGGAGCATTCCGTTGTCGCAGAATATCCGTTTGACATCATCGACAAAGTTGTAATATCCACCTGTTTTCTTGTTGCGTACATCGCCCACGACGATAACGGCAAAGCGGTTTTCTTTCAGGCAGGTTATCGCCTTTGAGAAAGCGTTTCGGAGTATGCCAATAAAGCCCTCGTAAGTGTCTTGGTTGCTTGCGTCGTTTTCCTTGTCGCTGTACACTTCCAAATCGTAGTACGGTGGGCAACTGAAAAGCATGTCTTGGCTGTCGGGGCTGAAATGCGCCGCCACGTTTTGCCCGTCGTCGCAGATGTAGCGTATCGGCAGATCACGTCCCTCGATGACACGGTTGTTTATATCGACCTGTTCCTGCCTTAACTCTATGCCTGTGAAATTGTGTCCGCACATTCCAAATACAAGCCCCTTTTGCGTATCTCCGGCGAAGCAGTCGAATATCGCCGAGCCGTCGCCCGGAGTGAACCACTTGCAGCAGATTTCCGACAGCACGGGGTCGAACAGTGAAACGCCCTGTGACAGCACTTTTTTCGCCTCACGCTCTTTCACTTCGTCCGGCACGTACTTGTCGAGGTATTCCTTGAACGACAGACCGAGTTCCTCCCTGTGCTGACGGGTTTTCTGATACAGGTCTTTGTACTTGATTTCGGGCGACTGTATCAGCGTGTCGCTCCGGCTCTCGCCCATATCCCCGATAAGCTCACGCCACATCTTTTTCCGGGCTTGCCAATAGCCTTTCCGGGTGTCGAGGATAGAGAACGGGGGAACGACAAAGCGGTCGTTCAGGGTTGTCTTGGGTTCGCTTCCTCCCTGCATCTCTCCGCCGCCGGAGCTTCCACCGGCACCGTCCTCCTGCCATACGTCCACGCCCCAATCCACGAGGTCGTCGTTGTCCCACTCGTTGGCGAGGGCATCCATATCCCACTCGCCGAAGCCGACGTTATCCTTGATGATGAACTCCCGTTGCTCTGCGTCCGTCAGTTCGGAAGCCTTGATAACGGGTGCCGTCGGCTTGTCTTTCCACCGCATCCAATACTCCACGAGGTTGTCCTGTTCCGCCTGTGTCTTTTTCTGAAAGTCACGTATGCCGGAAAGCCTCTCCCTCAATTCGTCCTCCGACATGTCGGCTATGGCTGATAACGCCCGATAACGCATATTGCCTCCGAGCGCAACCATCGTGTTATCCACGACGATAGGTCGGAGGTCGAGCATCTTCGGCAGGACGAGCAGGGAGTTTATCAGTTTCTCGAATTTATCGTTCTTGATAATTCGGGGGTTCGCAGCGTTCAATTCTATCTGCGACAGGTTTACGATTTCTGTTTTCATAATTCCCAAGGTTTGTCGTTCTGAAATTCCCCGAACAGCCCCCAACGGCACATCGAGGCATAAATTGGAGTGTCGAGCTTGAAAGCCTTGCGGCGTTCGGCAGGGTTGATTATCTCCTTGCCCTCCCAAAGAATGTTGTCGGCTGCGTCGCACACGGAAACATCAACCTCCTGTTTGCCGATGCAACAGGCGAGGGAGGTGTACACGTCGCACCCGTACTTCTCGGCGAATTGCTTTGCCAATTTACGGGCGACGAGGTTCAGCGTGAGGTCAGCCTTGCTGCCGTCCTTAGTCCAAGGAGAGCCGCCGCCGATACGGCAAGAGCCGCCGTAGAAGTCCACAGCGAGCTTGCGTCCTGTCGTGCCGCAGTCTGCTATCGGGCTGTGCTGCACGTACCGTCCTGTTCCGTTGATGATAATCTCGCAGCCTTTCTTGGCTATGCCGCACAGGTAGTCACGGACAGATTTCTCGTCGGCTTCTTCCTGCAACGGGATAGCCACGATAAGTTTCTTTATCTCTCCGTCGTCGGTAATGACCTGCGCCTTGATGTCAAGCCCTCCGATACCTGAATCGAACAGGTGCTTGCAGATGCGCTTGGCTATGGTATGCTCGTATGGCATACCGCACGTCGAACGGTCAAAGGCGCAATATCCGAAGAAGATGCCTTGGTCGCCCCAACCGTCAAGCCCTTGTGCGATGTCGGGGGACTGTTGGCTGATGTAGACCGACACGTTGAGCAGGTCGCCGCAGATGGTGTTCTCTGCGCCCCACCTCTGCTGATACTCCCGTGTGTACCCGATTTCATTCACGGCGGCACGGACGAAGCCTGCAATCTCCTGTTGGGAGAAACGGTGCTTGCTCGAAACCTCTCCGCCGAGCGTCACTTGATAGCCTTTGATTTGCACTTCGACCGCATACCTTGTCTGTGGGTCGTGTTCAATGTATCGGTCGAGGAGGTACTGCGAAATGTAGTCCGCCACCTTGTCTGGATGCCCGAGCGATACGTACTCTGAAAATCTAATCATGGTCGTTACTGTTTGATTGTTAATGGCACAAAAGTAGCCAAAATGATTATAATATAATCACATTAGGGCAAAAAAGGGGCATTTTCGGGGGTATTTAGCCCCAAAATCGCGCTTTTTATGAGATTTATAGTCGATAGCTTGTAAAGCTCGTCCGGCGTTGTCCTGAACACCCTCCAGCCCATGAGCGTGGCGGTGTTGTATTTCTCTATGTCATTCAGGAAGCCTTTTGGGGAGGTGTGCCGTCCGCCCGTCCATACGCCGCCCTCGACCTCCAACGCTATCTTATGCTCCGGGATAGCGTAATCAAAACGCCACCGCCGGGTGGGGTGGAACTTGTACTCCTTGACGCACTCCACCTTTAAGTCCGTCCGGCAGATCGTGGTAAATACGTCCCTTATTTGATACGAATTCGCCGTCTGTCGGCTTTTCTTTGTTTTCGTGTTAGGTTGCCTGTTCATCGTAAGAAAGTTTGAATTTGGGGCGCATTCAAAGCCAAGACGACAGAACGGGGATTGCTCCCCGAACTGCCCTCTTGTGCGCTCCCGGTTGATACTCTAAAACGGCAGGTCGTCATCGTCCACAACCACCGCCGAGGTGTCTATGGGTTTCGGGCTTGCCTTAATCTCGTGCATACCTCCGAGGATGGGTGTACTGTTGCGCTCTTCCTCGGTCATTGCGTCGTACTGTTCTTTCGGGAGCGACACCTTGACGCAGTGTGTGTCGTTGTACCGGGCTTCCCTCATTTCGATAGCCGTCATATTCAGATAACAGCCCTTTTCGCCGAGGAACATTCCGCTGTCCTCTATCGGGATAATGAGGCAGCGTTTCACTGCGCCCGTCCGTCCTTTCAGGTCTTTCACAAACGCCCCCTTAACTTTCAGGAGGTCTGCCTTGATGCTGTAATTTGCCATTTTTTGTTGCTTTAATCGGTTGAAAATACGGTTTGTTAATAAAAGTTCGGAACATTTGCGTTCAACGGTTTACCGCCCTGTCAATGGGGTTTCCGCCTCCTTTTCGGGTTGCTCCGTACCCGGTGCCAATAGGGTTTCCGGGTGCATGGTTTCTGTGCGTGAAGCCTCTCCCGGTAGGGTGGGTACGTGCGCCGTTTCCCCTTAGCCGGGTGTACCATAAACTCTTTAAGACGTTCCACTACGTTTGTTATCTCAAAGTCCTCCGCCATGTCATTTTGCATTTGTTCTATACCGTCCAATGCGTCCTGTACAACCTCTCGTAACACTTCGGATAAAGCACAAAAGGCTTGGTTAAGCTCATCTACGCTTGCACCTATCGTTTTTACCTCGTCTGCAATATCTTTGAGCCTGTTACCCCAATTAGTTTCACTCATCGTCCTGTCCTCCCGCTTGGTTATCCCGTTCCTCGTAGTCTATGTAAATATCCTCGACCGTCCCGGTTTCCGAGCGGTGGAAACGTATGCGGCTGATGAGTATGCCGCCCTGTTCAAACTGCTTGTTGGCAGCGGAGAGGAAGCTGCGGATTTCCTCAATGGTTATCGTCCGTTCCATATATTGTTACTACTTTATTTGTTTCTTTGCCCATTTTACACCCTTTTTGAAACCCTCGACAAAAGCGTCGGAACATACCAGTTGGAACTCTGGAGGGCATATCATCCGAGTTCTTTTAACCGGGCAGGTCGCACACGCTTGGCTTCGTCCGTTTGCCGTCTTTGCAGCTTTTGTTATTCCTCGCATGACTGTACCTCCTTTCTTCTAAACAAAACAATCATTTTCACTTATATTTTCGGAACATAATCGTTCAATCAATGTATCAAAACTACCATCGTGTCCGCATAAGGAACTTAAAGAACATTCATCACAAGGACAATCAACATAAGATGTGGCGATATGGTAAAGTTTTCCGTCTATTTCTATTCCTGTTAGTTTCATAATTCATCAAATTGTTTGTATAACTGATTGATTTTTATCTGATAATAATCTTTTATGGCTGCTTTGATGTCGCCTCCGGCTTCCTCGTTGAACTTGCAATATTTGCCCGGAGTAAAACCGCCGTCCATGTCGGGCGTTCTGTAATAAATTTCGTCCGTCTTTTCGACACGTTCGATGTAATCGTTAAATCGTTCAATCTTTGCCATTATATCTTTGGCTTTTTTGTATGTTTCTTTGTCCATTGCTTTATCGTTTTATCCAATTTTTAATCCTGTTAATGTATGTCGGCGGAACGTAGTAGTTAAACTCGCCTCGTTCAATGGCATTTATTTCGCCCTGTACGGCTTGAATTTTCCTGTCCTGTTCATCCTTAGCGAAGTTGAAAAAGTCATTCTGTACGGGCGTATTTTGCAGTTTTTTCAACTTTGATTTCTTTGCCCGGAGTAGCGTCCTGCTCTTTTCCTCGATGTACTCCTGTCCCTGTTTCAAGGTCTGCGCACAGACTGTAAGCTCGACTTTCAGGCGTGGGTTGTTCATTTTGACAAGGGCAGCGAGATAGTCGAAATACCACCGCCATTGTTCGATAATCCACATCGGCAGTTTATTGCGGTAATAGATAACCTCCCAATCGTTACAGCCTTTGCGAATGGTTATCTTTACGCAGATTTGATTGTCTGTTCCCCATTTACCCATGTTGTAGCTGTTTTAGAAGTTTCTGTAATCCCCGTCCGTCCTGTATAGTCTTGCCCGTCGCCCAGCCGCTGTACGGGTAAAAGCACACCGGGTGTCCCTTATGGACGAACTTAATCATTTGGCTGTCCCTGTGGATGACCTCATAGCCCAATTCCTCGATACGCTTAACCGCATACTCAATCCGGGTAGGTTCGAGGCGTTGCTGTCTTTCAATGTTCAATCGTGCCATAGTCAATACCTGAATTCTGAAAAGTGAATAATCGCCAAAGGTTTTTTAAGGTCATACCCCTTAAACCATTCATACCAATCGTTAAACGATAGCCCGTCATTCGCCGCTAATACAGGCAATTCAACCTTATGCCCGTTTATTATGGCAGGTCTGAATAGGTCAATCATTTTCAGCATTTGTACGCCGACACCATCTTTGGCTGTCAGTTTCCCGATTTCAACCTGTTTGCTTCGGTACGGATTTCCTGTCCATTGCCTGACAGACAATACAGCCCGTCCTGCCTGAATTTCTGAAATACGCTGTTTCCAAAGCGGATAATTCGCTCTGATTGTGTGTATCTTATCAAAATAGTTGTTGTCTTTGAACAGAAGCTCAAAGTCTGTTGGTTCTCCTGCCCGTTTGTGGGTCTTTGGAAAAACCTTTGAAAGTGTCAATACATAAGTTTTCATATTCATTTTTCTGTTATATGATTAAAACGGACAGTCCTCATCGGTGGGCATCGGCAGATCGTCGTAACTGTCCCAATCGAACCGTGCCGCCTCCGCTGCGTCCTGTAACCGTCGCTTTTCTTCTTCTATCAAGTGATTGCTATTATCCCATACAGGCTCTTGCCCGTTGGTATAAGGCGTGTATCGCCCGTTGTTCAGGTTGTATTTGAACAGTGCCGTTCCGCACTCTCCGAGGTGTCTGAACTTCACCTTTTGCACGTGTACTTCCACCGTGTTTTCAAGGCGGTTTCGGTGTACCACGATACCGAAGTCCGCTTTGTTGTTGAAATTCGCCGATCCGCTGATGTCGTACAGCGTCGGGGCTTCGATTATCCCGTCTTTATTCTTGGGCATCTTCGTCGGGTGCGCCATAAGGATTATCAGCACGTCGTTCAACTGTGCGAAGTTTGTCAGCTTGTCAAGCAGCCGGGATATGTACTTTGTTTCGTTCTGCCCCTCGCTCTCGTCTTCAAGCCTGTTGTACGGGTCGATTACAAGAGCCTTTATGCCACGCCGCCGGACGAGGAACTTCGCCCGTTCAAGTATCGTGTCAAGCCTGTAATCGTTGTGTGGAGCGATAAAGAAGAAGTCCGTTTCGAGGTGTTCCTTGACCTGTTTGTACTCCCCGAAAGTGAGGTGCTGCTTGTCGAACTTCTTGCCTGTGAACTTCTCTATCAGCTTCGAGGCGTGGTAGGCGAGTGGTGCGTTTTCCGGGCTGAAATAAGCGAAACGCCAACCGTACCGCATATTCAGACGCTCGGCTATCTCGTCGATAAACTCCGACTTTCCGCTGCCCGGTATGCCTGTTACCACGCAGAGGCGTTTCGTTTCAAAGGATAACAGGCGGTCGAAATTATCGTGTCCTATCGTCACGCCTTTCTGCATTCCGTACTCAAACAGAGCGTCAAGAGACTGCTCAAAGTCCGACACAGTGAAGATGCCCTCTATCTTTATTTCGGGTGCGTTGGCGAGGCATTGCAACAGGCTGTTCCGTCCAAACTTCATCAGGTGTTCGTTGGCATCCTTGCAACCCTCCCCGTATTCAAGAACTCGGCAGCGTTCCGCTCCGAAACGGCGTATCAGCTCGTCCCGGAGCATAACGCCCTTTGTGTCGGTGTCGGAGGCTATGAAAATCGTGTCCTTGTCGTCGAAATAGTCCTCTATGTAGTCGTCAAGGTAGTCGAGGTTGGCGTTTGCCCCGTTGGGTACGCTTACAACGTCGTGTCGTCCGCACTCATAGAACGACAGGGCATCCATTTCGCCCTCCGTGATGATGCACTCCTTGCAGCCTTTGATAGCGTCGATGTTGTACGGCAGGAGTTCCGCCCCCGACACTAGCTTGAAACACTTGTCGCCCGTTCGGTATTTCGTGTTCACGAGTTCCCCTTTGTGGTAGTAGTTGAACTGCACCGTGTTCGCCTGTCCGTTCTTCTGTGGCATCCACTCGCTGCCCTCCGTGATTTTCATCGCTTCGACCGTAGCCCGGCTTATCCCTCGCCCGGCGAACCATGCGAGAGCCTTGTCGGACAGCGTTGCGTTGCCTGTGTGCGTCGGTTTCTTGTACACGGGCTTCTGCCGCCGTATGGGTGCGTTGTTAAACCACGGCTGGCGTTCCATCCACCTGCGCTTCTCCTGTTCGTCCGGCTCTTTGGCGCATCCCGAAAAGCCGCAGTAGTGGCATTTGAACATACCCGTCGAGAGGTCAACGGAAAGGCTCTTGTCGCGCTTGTCGTGGCGTTGGTCACGGCATTGAGGACAATACACTTTCACGTTGCCCGATGTCCGCCCATAGGGTATCTTTATCCCGTATTTCTCCCAATTCATCATAACAGAACCCATTTAGACGTTGCACTGTCCCAAGCGTGTTTGTCGCTCGGTCTTGGGGGTGCATCCTGCGGTATGGTCGCCTTGCCCGAGCCGTAGGTGCGTCGCCCTGTCTCTTTGTCGATGTATTCGCCGACACCGAGTTTCGCCCGGCTGTCGTCAGCCTGTGTCTGCGCCGTTCCCCGTTTGTTGTCATAGTTGCCCTCCATGACCTTGATGCTGTTTCCGCTGTTGCTGAAAAGCCAATCGAAAGTCGCTACCCATTGATGGCTGTTGCTGCCTTTGAGGAAGTCGCTCGCCTGTATGCGCCGGAAGATGTCCTCTGCCGTCTGCATCCACACGTCAGGCGTTTTGCCCCACTCGTCGCAGCGGCATTTGATTTTCTGCCTCCTCGCCTCGCTCAACTTCTGCACCTTGGGCAGAGAAACGCAGACAGAGTTCCACAGGTCGGCGATACCCTGATAAGGGTATTGTATATTCTTCTTTTCTCTATTTTCTTTTTGTTTACTCTCTTTTTCTCTATTATTGTTTACTATACTATGGGGGTTATCGCCGTGATAACTATCATTATCTGATGTTTCCGCTTCGTTATCCCCGTTTTTATATTGTTGTCGCCTGTTTATGAGGCGAGCGAGGCGTTCCCTGTCCCGTTTGCGTTTCTCCATGAGAGAGGCAAAACGACGTTGGTGAGCCTCGCTGTACAGGTGTTGGTCGTCGGTCATTTGGAGGAGCCCTACCTTGCAGCAGTAGTCCACGATTTCCTCCAAAAGCTCGACAGGCACGTCAAAGTCCGCTGCGAGCAGTTCCCGGTTCAATTCGTTGTAATCTATCTCAAAATACTCCCCGTCCGTGAGGGATTCAAGGATAAAGCACCACACGGCATACCCCGTATGCTGGAACTTGCGGCGCAGGGCTTTGACCTTTACGTCGTTCCGCATGTCAGCGTCATGGCTGAAATACTCTGCGTTGTTTTTCTGAGGTCGTGCCATAATCTGTTCGGTTAAAAGGTTGCTATGATTGATTTCCGCAGTTTCTCGTTCCGGGCGTTCCACTCGAAAGCCCGTATCATCCACTGCCTGTATTGGAGCGGAATGTCGGCTATCCTGTTGCCCTTATACTTCCCGAAAGGCATTATCTCGATGGGAGCGTCAGCCCGTGCGTCGATAGCCTGTGTGTCCTCTCGTGTGTACTTCCCTATGTCGTGTATGGGTATGCCGGAGAGAAGTCGTCCTCCCGTTCCGAACATCCGCCACATCTTACCCTGCTCGAACCTTATATCCTCGACACGCCCGAAACGGCTCACGTTGCCGCCGAGGTCAATAATCAGGGCATCCTCCTTGTCTTTGTCAATACGGGTCGCTCGCCCGATAATCTGATAGTACAGGGCTATGGAGGCGGTAGAGATACCGAGGACTATGCAATCTATCCCCGTGTAGTCAAAGCCCGTAGAAAGCACCCTAACGTTGAAAATAACCCGTATCTGCCCGGCTCTGAAACGGTCTATGATGTCCGCCCGTTCCCGTTTGTCCATGTCGCCGTATATCACGGCGGAGTTTTCATATTGGTTTGACAGGTCGATAGCGTCCTGTACGGAGGGGGCAAAGGCGAGTATATGTTTCCGTTCCGGGTGACGGTTGAGAGCGTCGATGATAGCCTGTGTGCCGCCGTTGGCTTCGTATGCCTGTTGTACGCTTTCCTCCGTGTATTCGGATTTTGAGGTGTTGAATACCAACAGGCTGTCGTCAAAGTCCGAAGCCTCGTACAGCAGCTTGCTCCAATATCCGAGCTTTACCATTTCCGATACCTGCCCGACGTGGATTATTTCCTTGAAGAAGTTACCTTTCTTGCTCCGGGAGGTCAGCATCACGAGCTTTGAGAACGTGCTGCCCTCCCTGTCCCGGTTCGTCTGCAACTTTACAGGCGTGGCGGTTATTCCGAGTACGTGAGTTATGCCGCTGTCTTTGAGGAAGCGTCCGAGCATACTGTCTGCCTCACGGGGGTAAAGGTGTGCCTCGTCGATGAGCATCTTCGTGAAGCCGTACCGCTTGAATTCAGCCCCAAGGTTCTTTATTGAGCCTATCGTGGCGTAGGTTATTTGTGCTATCTCCTTGCGCCCGAAACTCGCGCTGTAAATCCCGGCATTCGAGCCGAAATCTCCGCACAGGGTGCAATACTTCAAATAGTTCTGCTCCAACAACTCCTTTGAGGGTTGGAGGACTATCAGCTTGTCGTTGCTGTTCTTGGCTACGTATGCGGTCAGGATTGATTTGCCCCAAGCCGTGGGCAGGACAATGAGGCTCGGCTTCGGCTTCGCCTCCTGAAAGAACCGTATAGCCTTTTCTATCGGTTCGGCTTGGTTTTCCCTGAGTGTTATCATATCGCTGTTATAAGGAAAAGCCCCGTATTTAGGGCTAACCACGCATAACAGCTCGCGTCGGAACGCCTTTCGGCTGCTCCACCCATATACAAGGCTTTTATTTTCTATGTAGTTTATACTGTTCATCTTTCGGTTATTGCAAATATAAAACGATTATATTATAATCACTTCAAATCCATAGGAATTTTTAACCGAGCAGTTAATTCTTCCTTTGAAAACGGCTGTTTCGCTTCCAATACCCGGTGCAGTTTCATCGCTAACCGCTTCGTGTTGTACGTCTTGTTGTCCGTCCCTTTCATATTCTCACACATAAGCTCAATGTAGCGAAGAATGTCATCCCGTTGCTTGTTTGATATGATTATCATCGTTTCTTGTTTTAGGTGTTATTTTAACAGGAAACGCCGTGCGCCCTGTGTCGGTATCGTGAACTCTCTCGCAAGATCGGGGTGCGCAGCCTGAAAAGCCTTTGCGTCAAACTTGTTGCTCGGCTTCGGGGCTTTCCATGTGGCGAGCGTCTGACCTCCGTAGCTGATAGCCTCCGCATCTCCGAATGCGACCTTTATTTTTTCCTCCAAAGCCGTTTTCCTTTCCTCAAGCTCCGAAAGCTGGTCTTTCAGCCCTTTCAGGTCTTTGTACGCTTCAAACACTTCATCGTTAACCTCGACTATTTTCCCGTCCGTGTGGCGGTTGTATTTCAGCAGAACGTCCTGTACGGACTGCGCCGTCGGCTCTTGCTTTCCGATGATGTTGTCCGTCCAAAACCTTTCAACTTCCTCAACGAGCCATGCGTAAAAGTCCGGCACTAAGTCAAGGTCTTTATACCCAAACTCACGAGCGGAGCAAAGCCAAGCGAGGCTTCCCTGTTCAAGCTCCGCAACTCCGAGTTGGTATTGAACCTGACAGAACCAGTGCTTTGGCAGATCGTCCCCGTCGATTTTCATCTGCGTGGTCTTGCATTCCAAAATCCCCTTGTTGGTGTTGTTCTTTGCCATGCCCGTAAGCCAATAGGTGCGGTCGGGGCTTACTTGGAGATAGGGGCGTTCCTTGTTGGCTATAATCCAATCCCCGGCGGAACGCTTGATTATTTCCCGTCCCGTTTCATCGTGCCAAAACATGGCTACGGCATCTTCGAGATAGTGTCCGGCTTTCATCGCAAAGGTTTCATCCTTTGCAGGGTCAAGCCCTAACTTGCGTCTCCATAGCTGATACGGGGTTTCCCACGGGTTCAGTCCTACGATTGTGGCAACTTCGCTGCTTCCTATACCGTTCTTGCGGTGTTCGAGCCATTCTTCCCGGCTCTTTGGTCTGATAATTACGTTATTCATTTCGCTTTGTTATTTTGATTAAAATTCGTTTTTACGGGGCTTTCTTTCCCCGGATAGAGTGTCATACCATACAGGCGGTTATCGGCGGCGTACAAGGTTGAAATCAGCCCAAAGGTCGATAAACTGCTTGCCGCAGTAAACCGCTAACGCTTCGCTTTTCAAGCAAAGGCGAGAGCCGATGTTCGTATACGAATACGAGGGGGCGTCACTCGAGTTCGCATAGGCGAAGCCCGCATATCCTGTTTCATAATCGCCTGTGGATATGAGGTGTCGGTCTTGCTTCTCCTGTTCGTCCATGTTGTTGATTTCGTCCTGTGTGTAGAGCCAAAACCAAGGATACCACCTTGCCTCATCTTCTGTAAACTTTGGTTCCCAACCCTCGTTTAAGGCGGCGCAAATTACCCTTAGTTGCAGATACGCTTCCAACTCGGGAGAAAGGTTCTCGCCTAAATGCCATTCTTTTACAAACGGGTGTTCCTCTCCGAGTTCCAACATTGCATCTTCAAACGTCTTGATGCGCTCTGTTACGGGTCGATTGTCGGCTTTCTGTGCCGTTTCTGAACTTAACTCGTGGAAAAGTGCGAGAAGAAGTTTCTTTCCGCTCTCATCGGCTGTATTAAACGCAGCCTTTACGTTTTCAATTTTGATTTCCATAATGCTGTTACTTTTTGTTGGTTGATGATTTCTTGTTGTCTTTCTCTTCCTTGATTTCGCCCGTTTCAGGGTCAACATTTGCCGGAACAGCCGGAGCTGCGCCCGTAGCCTGTGCCATAGCTGCTGCCGCCTTTTCCTGCGCTGTGGCCGCTTTCTTAGCGGCTTCCTCCTGCGCTTTGGCTTCAATGGCTGGCTGTACGAATGTTTCCTGTACGGTGGTCGTTCCCTCCTTGATTGCATTCCATGTCGCCCGGAGTTCAAAGAGGCGTTCCTTGTCAATCTCCGCAACGGTCTTGATGCCGAGATATTGGCATATCATCGCTTCCGTAACCCCGGCTTTGGCGAAGTTCGCTAAACAGTTCTTACGGGCTGTTTCAACGTCGATAGCCTGTCCGAGAGCGACCTGTTTCACGTTGTTGATGATTTTCTTCGTTACCGCCTTGGGGATAACCGTCAAAACAGCGTTGCGGAATGCGATAGAGGCTGCGGCGTTCCCTGTCACAACCTGCATGTCCTCGCTGTACGTCTTGCCGTATTTGTTGGTTATGCGGCGTTTTACTTCCTTGCTCACGGCAAAGTTCGTTTCAAGGTCGTGGCAGATAGCCTGTGCCGTTATCATACGTCCGTCGTTGCCGATGATGCGTGTCTGAACACGGAGGTTGCCCCAAGCCCCGGCGATGATTTCCGCCATACGGACTGAAAGCCCCTCGATGATGTTGTCGTTTCCGTTTGCGTCCTTTCGCCGGAGGACATAGAAACAATCCTCTGCCGTCTCTTTATCCATTGTGGCGTATGTCGCTATCTTGTTAAGACAGGCGGCAAGGTCACGTGGGTACTGCTTGGCGGTGGCTATCTGAATGTCAACCTCCGCACGGTCAATTGCTTGCAGCATTTCAGCTTGCTTTACTTCGATGATTTCGTTCATTTTATTATAAGTTTGATTTGCCCTCTTTCAGGTTCGGGCGTTCCTTTGGTTGTGTCTTGTTGAGTGAGTACCGGGCAAATGTCACGGGCTTGCCTGTCACCCGGTTAATCCCTGTTTCCATCGTCTTTACGATGTCAAGACCCTCACGGCGCAGGTCGCTTATCCTTGACGCGAGGCGATAACAGCCGAAGTCCCTTAACGCCTCAAGCCCGGTTATGCTGCCTCCCTCCAAGAGCCGCTGCCGTATGAGCTGATTGTGTGTCGATGCTTGTTTCATATCCGTTGTCCTTTATGGGTTGCTACATAAGTGCTTGCCTTGCCCTGTATCTCTCCGTCCGTGAGTATTTTCGTGTCAAGCATCCATGCCTCCAACTCGGCTTTCTTGAAATACAGCTTGCGCTGCTTCTTGAAATGCGGTATCTTCTTTCCGCTTGTCAGTCGGTAGATGTGTCCGACGCTTAACCCAGTGAACAGGGCAGCTTCCTCAATGTTCAGAACCGTTTTAGACCCTATCAGGGTAAGTTCCGCTATGTGGTCGAGCTTGTTGCTCAAATCCTGTAATGTCGTATCTGCCATATCCTTTCGTTT